ACACCAACAAAATCAATTTCACATTACCAACATCACTATCCGCTATTCCAGGTGTACAAATTAAATTTCCAATAGCAGAGTTCGGTGAAATATTAGCGGCAAATAAGGAAATAGCAACAGGAACATTAAGTGTATCCGAAGATGGATTGCTCAAGATTAAATTTACTAATGAAGAAGGTGTTAAAGTAACTTATTTGCTTGTCGGCAGGGAGTAGAATCCTCATATACGTATATACGAACAATATATAGTATGCACTCGAAATTTTACAAATTAAAATATATAGAACATTTAAAAACCAAGTACATGAACATTAAACCGTTACACAATCACGTAGTGATTAAGCAACAAGACGAAACAGAAACAATGTATGGAAACATCATTGTACCAGATGCAGGTAAAGAAAAACCACTAATGGGTGAAGTAATAGCTACAGGCCCCGGCATTGTTAACATTAATGGAACTTTGATTCCAAACACAGTGGAAGTAGGTGCAACAGTAGTATTCCCAGCATTTGGAGGACAACGTATCACTGTAGATGGTGAAGAATACGTTGTATGTAAAGAACAAGATTTATTAGTAATTATAGAAAAATAAAAAACAAATATGAGTAAAATAATCAGTTTTAACAGAGAAGCTAAAGAGAAATTAAAAGCCGGTATTGACAAGGTCAATAACGCCGTATCAGTAACAATGGGTCCGTTTGGACGTAATGTATTGATTGAAAAAGAACATGGACAAGTAGCATCAACAAAAGATGGTGTTACAGTAGCTAAAACAGTAGTATTGGAAGATCCAATCGAGAACATGGCTGCAACAGTAATTAAGCAAGCAGCTGAAAAAACTGTAGATGCCGCTGGTGATGGTACAACAACATCAACTGTGTTAGCACACTCAATCGCAACGCAAGCACTTGAAGCAACATCGTATGCATCAACAAATGCAACACAAGTAAAAAAAGGTATTGAAGCCGCTGTAAAATCAGTAGTAGCAGAATTAAAGAAAATGTCTACTCCTGTATCAGATGATAGTCAAATTAGACAAATTGCAACATTGTCAGCTAATGGCGACACTGAAATTGGTGAACTGGTAGCTACCGCTATTGATAAAGTAGGCAGAGATGGAGTTGTAACTGTTGAAGAATCTAAAACAGGTGAAACATCACTTGAAGTAGTAGAGGGTATGCAGTTTGATAGAGGATATAAGTCACCATACATGGTTACAGACAATAACTCAATGACAGCTGTGTTGGATAATCCATTGATCTTACTTATGGATGGTAGAATCAATGCTGTAAAAGATTTGTTACCTATTCTAGAAGCAGTATCAGTACAGAATAAATCATTATTAATTGTAGCTGAAGATATTGATGGTGAAGCATTAGCAACACTTATTGTAAATAAAATGAGAGGTATCTTGAAAGTAGCTGCTGTTAAAGCACCTGACTTTGGTGAGCGTAGAACATTAATTTTAGAGGATATAGCTATTCTGACTGGTGGTGTTGTGGTATCAAGCCAAAAAGGTATGAAACTAGAACGTTTTAATAAAGATTGGTTTGGTGAAGCTAGAACAGTAACAGTAGGTAAAGATACAACTACTATTGTTGATGGTAAAGGCGAAACTACAGCTATTGAAAATCGTCTTACAGAATTGAAAGCACAAATTGATATTTCAAGTTCACCATATGAAATTGAAAAACTACAAGAGCGCTTATCTAAATTGATTGGTGGTGTAGCTATCATTAATGTGGGTGGTGGTACTGAAATTGAAATGAAGGAAAAGAAAGATAGATTGGATGATGCTTTACAAGCAACCAAAGCTGCTCTTGATGAAGGTATCTTACCAGGTGCTGGTGTAGCATTATTGCATGCTAGACAAGCAATTAGTTATGCTAAAGTAGATGGTGATGATTTCAATAAAGGTAAACGCATTGTGTCTGCAGCGTGTAAAGCACCATTTGAGCAAATACTATTTAATGCTGGGGAAAATCATTATGAATGGCTAACAGCATTAGATAAAGAATTAGATACTCCAAATCTAGTACCTGGATTAGCAGAGGAAAGATTAGTAGATGCTTATGCCTCAGGTATTATTGATCCAACCAAAGTAGTACGCTCAGCAATTGAAAATGCAGCTGCAGCAGCAGTAACATTATTGATGACTGAATGCGTTATTCATGAAAAACCATCTGATAAGAAAAATGATGGTGGTATGGGAATGGATATGATGGGTGGAATGATGTAATTTTGGAAATGCAAAATAAAGGTTATAAATTTAAGTTATGAAAAAACAACACACACTCTGGATAGAAAAATATCGAAGCCAAACACTCGAACAATACATCGGCAATGATGCGGTTAAAGACCGCATCGCCGGTTGTATTGAATCAAACGATATACCGCATTTTATCTTTTCCGGTACTGCAGGTACTGGTAAAACAACCCTAGCCAAATTAATAGTATCCAACATCAAATGTGATTATCTCTACCTAAACGCTTCGGACGAGAATGGTATTGATATGATCAGAGAGAAAGTAAAGGGATTTGCTTCATCTGCTACATTTAACCCCCTTAAAGTAGTGATATTAGATGAAGCAGATTTCCTTACTCAACCAGCACAAGCAGCACTCCGTAATATTATTGAAGAATATTCAATCAACACTCGTTTTATATTAACATGTAATTATATTGAGCGTTTAATTGAACCACTAACATCACGTTGTGAGATTCATTTATTGAAACCACCATCAATGCCTGATGTAGCTAGACACGTTTGTAAAAACATTCTAGATGTAGAAGGTGTTACATATGACATCAAGAATGTAGCTATGCTAATTAAGGAATATTATCCTGATATTAGATCAGTTATTAAGTATTTACAAGCAGGTACTAAAGATGGTAAATACGAGTGGATAGCATTAAATACAGATTGGTTATCTAGCGTTATAGAAACGTTAAAAGCGCGTGACAAGAAAGCTTGGTATATTATTCGTCAAATAGTAGCCGACGCTCAAATCGATGATTTTCAAGTTGCTTATCGCTATATGTTTGATAATCTAGACAAATACAGCTACGGACACGATGCTGAAATATCAGTTATATTAGATGATTTCATTTGGAGATCAGGTGTAGTACCAGATAAAGAAATTAATTTTGCAGCGTGTATTGCTAAAATATTAGAAACAAATAAAAAACAAATATTATAATGGAACAATTTAATGAACAAGAACAACAAGTAAGAGTAGATTTAAAATCAACACTACCTGTACTATGTGAGTGCGGTAATAATACTTTTCAAGAAGTATCTATGATTCGTAAAGTATCTCGCTTTTCACATCCTGGCCTTCCAATGGATCAATATCTTCCAATTTCATTGATGGCGTGTACTAAATGTGGAGAAATACATAAAGAATCACTTCCACCAATGATAAAAGCATTATTAGAAAATGAAACAGAAAATAATTAGTATCTTTCAAAAAATAAAACACATAATGATGAAAAAAGAAGAATTAGAACAGCAGTTGAATGATGCTATAGCTGTAGCACAAAGATTGGGTGCTGAAAATAAACAATTAAGACAAGCTAATGAGGATCTTCAATCAGCTAATATTAAATTAACAGAAGATTTTAACTCAGCTATTGAGCGAGTAAGGTATTTAGCCGATCAACTTAAAATGAGAGAGGCACAACAAGTAGCATCAAATAGATTTAACGATAAAGAGAGAAATTACTAATGAATATATTCGATCATATTAAGAATATTACAACTACAAAGGGTCCGTACTTAGGTGACGAGGGCTGGAATAATTGGATGGTCAATCGCTATCTAAGTATGGATCAAGAGTATTGTGAGGTAGTAAATTATGTCCAAAAGAATACTTGGCAAATGAAAGGAGAATACCTATACAACTTGTATAAGGATCTCATTCCACAGCAATATAAGTATCTTAAGTATATTAAAGCTACTAATAAGAAAGAATATAAGATTGAAGATATAGAAGCCGTACAAGCATACTTTGAAATTAGCAAAAAAGAAGCTAAGGAATACATTAATATGATTGATAAATCCGAATTAGAAACTATCAAACAACAAATTAATGGGGTATATTAGTGATGCAAAATCATTTCAAGAATTTACAAAATACATAGAGAAAAAGAATATGATAACAAAAGACGTAATTACAAATCTGGTAATAGAAGATTTAACATCTAGAGCAGAACGTGGATATAAAAAATACAATACAACACTAGGTGAAAATAATCATCAAAATATGCTTCAACATGCATATGAAGAAGCATTAGATTTAGCTCAATATCTTAAAAAAGAAATTGTAACAATGAATACAATTCAAGATTTATTAGAAAATCATCCAAACGATTCTGAATTAGGATATGTAATTAGAGGAATATATGGCAAAAAGTAAATTATCAGAAATTGAAATACGAATTAAGAATCATACACCTCCAGAAATAAACTATGCTTATCAACGGAATGTATCTTATTCACAATATTCAATTTATGCTACCTGCCCCCATCAATGGTATCTCTCATATGTAGAGAATAAAAACCCATATCAGGCATCAATACACACAGTGTTTGGAACTGCGTTTCATGAAACACTACAGAAATATATTGATGTAATGTACAATGAGAGTGGAGCGGCTGCTGATAGAATAAATTTAGAAGAAATATTTACTGAGCGTTTTAGAGAAACGTATTCTAAAGAATACGAGAGCACTAAAGAACATTTTAGTAATCCAATTGAAATGAGAGATTTCTTTGATGATGGAATAGCAATATTAAATTGGATTCAAAAACGTAGGAATAAATTATTTACCCTTCGTAAAGTAAAACTATTAGGAATAGAAATGCCTATTCTAGTAGGATTATCTAAAAACGTATATTTAAAAGGCTTTATTGACTTTGTATTATACGATGAAGATTTACAAAAAGTTTACATATATGATATCAAAACCTCGACGCGTGGGTGGAGCGACAGAGAAAAGAAAGACGATACAAAAATCGCTCAAATCCTCCTTTATAAAGAGTATTTCGGAAAACAGTTTGGATTCGACCCAGATAGAATCGAAGTTGAATACTTTATTGTCAAAAGAAAAATTTATGAAGAATCTGAGTTCCCAATTCCCCGGGTTCAATCCTTTAGACCCGCTTCCGGAAAAACCAAAAGACGACAAGCAGTAGAAAGTCTTAATATCTTTATTAAAGATTGCTTCGATGAAAGTGGAAAACCACAAATAAAGTCATACCTTAAAAATACAGGTGAAAAAAGTTGCAAATGGTGTCCTTACACAGATAAACCAGAACTTTGCAATAAAACAGCGGTTTCTGTATAGTCGTATATATTTATATCAAATAATATATTATGGCAAAAATGCAATTAACATCCGTAAAGATCCCTGAAGATCTATTCGAACAATTTAAGATTGCGTGTGTTAAGTATAAATTTAGCGTGCAAAAATTAACAGAACGTTCAATGTATCTATACTTAACAGACGAGGAATACAGAAAAAATATTCATAACACATTAGACACACAATTTACAGGAAGTATTTAAAATCAGTTACATGAAAGAAGGTTACATTCCCCAAGCGCAACGTAAAAAAATCCTGTTACTCTGCGACGACATTAGAATGACATCAGGTATCTCTACAATGGCTAGAGAAATAGTATTAGGCACAGCCCACCATTACAATTGGGTAAATTTAGGTGGAGCTATTAATCACCCAGATCAAGGTAAACGATTTGACCTTAATGGAGATACAAATACACATGCTGGTATAGATGATGCTAGTGTTATATTGTATCCAATTAATGGGTATGGTGATCCTATATTATTAAAACAAATAATCCAAATGGAACAACCAGATGCATTAATGATGTTTACTGATCCAAGATATTGGGTTTGGTTATTTCAAATGGAACATGAAATTAGAAAACAAATGCCTATTATTTATCTTAACATTTGGGATGATTTGCCTTATCCAATGTATAATAAGTCATTCTATGAATCATGTGATACATTACTAGCAATCAGCAAACAAACAGAAAATATTAATCATTGTGTATTAGGAGCAGAGTTATCAGCTGAAAAAACAATTAAATATGTTCCACACGGTATTAATGAGAAATTTTTCTTCCCTATCACAACTGAACATCCTGAATATTTAGCATTACAAGAATTTAAAAAACAATTATATGGAAATAAATCGTACGATTTTGCTTTACTATATAATGCGCGTAACATCCGTCGCAAATGCGTTCCTGATCTAATGCTTGCCTGGAAGATATTCATTGATGAATTACCAGAAGATAAAGCAAGCAAAACAGTTTTAGTATTACATACTGAAGTAAGAGATGAAAATGGAACTGATCTTCAAGCAGTAAAGGATATGTTGTTTGGTAATGAAACAAAATACAATATTATATTTGATTCAAACAAATACCCATCAAACATAATGAATTTACTTTATAACGCTACTGATGGATGTGCTTTAATCAGCTCAAACGAAGGATGGGGATTATCACTTACTGAAGCAATGATTTGTGGAAAACCAATTATTGCAACAGTAACAGGTGGTATGCAAGACCAAATGCGCTTTGAAGATGAAAATGGTAATTGGATCAAATTCACTGAAGAATTTGGATCAAACCATAGGGGTAAATATAAAATGCACGGTAAATGGGCTTACCCAGTATTCCCAAGTAATCTATCAATTGTAGGATCGATTCCAACACCTTATATTTTTGATGATAGAGCAGAACCATTTGATATTGCAGAACAAATTAGTAAATTATACTATCATAAAACAGAATACCCTGAAATATATGCTGAAAACTGCAAAGCAGCTCATGAGTGGGTACATTCAAAAGAATCAATGATGACAGCAAAACATATGTCAGATAATGTGATAGAGGGTATTGATGCTACTTTTGCTAAGTGGACTCCTCGTCATAGATTCGAATTAATTCAAGTAGAAACTCCAAAACAACCAAAACATTACGTAAAACACGCAATCGCAAAATAAGTTATATGAAACCACTATTTTTTATTAGCTGTCCAATTGACACGTACAGCGGCTACGGAGCACGTAGTAGAGATATTGTAAAAGCACTTTTAAAATCAGATAAATACGATATTAAAATTATTCCCCAAAGATGGGGATCTACTCCATTTGGATTTTTACAAGTAGATAATCCTGAGCATAGACAGATATTAGAATGTATTTGGAATCAACCCCAATTACCACGTCAACCAGATGTTTGGATGCAAATTACAGTACCAAATGAATTTCAACCAATAGGAAAATTTAATATTGGTATGACTGCAGGTATTGAAACTACCGTTTGTGATCCTAGTTGGTTAGAAGGACTAAATAGAATGAATTTAAATTTAGTTTCATCCGAACATGCTAAAAAAGTATTTGAAAGTGCTGCTTTTGAACAACGTGATAAAAATACAAATCAAGTAATTGCTAATATTAAATTAGAAAAACCAATAGAAGTATTATTTGAAGGAGCAGATACTAATATATACCAAAAAATAGATGCAATAGCAGGTGATAGTGAGGTAAATGATGTATTAAATACTATTGATGAAGATTTTAATTTCCTATTTGTAGGTCACTGGTTGCAAGGTGAAATGGGACAAGATAGAAAAGATGTAGGTATGTTAATTAAAACATTCCTTGAAACATTTAAAGATAAAAAACAAAAACCAGGACTTATTCTTAAAACATCTTCAGCAACATATTCTATAATGGATAGAGATGATATGTTAGATAGGATTCAACAAATTAGATCTTTTGTAGGAGATAATGATTTACCAAATGTTTATTTATTACATGGGGAATTAGAAGATGGAGAAGTAAATGAATTATATAATCATCCTAAAGTAAAAGCACATGTATCTTTTACTAAAGGTGAAGGATATGGCCGACCATTACTTGAAGCATCTATCAGTCAAAAACCAGTAATTGTATCTAATTGGAGTGGACATATTGATTTTCTTGATTCTGAAATGTCAGTACTATTACCAGGAGAAATAAAGCAAATTCATTCTTCCGCTGTGGTACAAAATATGCTTATTCCTGAGTCAGGTTGGTTTACTGTTGATTATAAAAAATCCTCTGAAACACTAGAAGATGTTTATAAGAATTATAACAAATATCTTGATGGGGCAAAAAGACAAGCGTATCGTTCACGTACTGAATTTAGTTTAGATAAAATGAGTGAAAAGTTAATTTCAATAATTGATGAAAAAGTACCTAAACAAGTAGCTCTTAAATTACCACAATTAAAGAAAATTGAATTACCTAAACTTCAAAAAGTAGATTAATATGACATCACATGAATTTGTAATATGGTTTAAAGGATTTGCTCAAGCAGCAAGTGATTATACTCTTACACCAGCACAATGGGATATTGTTAAAGATCAACTAGATAAAGTAAATAATAACACAGCACTTAAATATACCTTAGAAGGTAATAGCAGTGTATCATTATCAAACTTAGGACTTAGATCTGATATAACTTATAAAACAGACGAATTAACAACAAATACAGTATTTTAAATGACAGAAAAATTAATAGACTGCTCTAGATGTGGATCAAATGCATGTAGTGAAATGTCAAATGGTACAGTAACTATTTGGATTTGTATGGGATGTGGCTTTACATCTAATAATACTATTATTGATAGTAATGCAGAACAGATGGAAGAAACACTTCCTGAATTATATAAAGCACTTAAATATAAAGACCAAGATGGAAAATATTGGTATCCAAACAGCGTAGTACTAGAAGATAAATCAATGGTGTTTGCTGAAGGTACATCAGTAGATGATTGGAAATGGTCAGCTGTACAATCTAAAGATGGTAAAGCGGATATGACTACAAAACAAGAGTTTCCTGAACGCGAATTTATGGATGCGTTAGAATATATTGGTTATTTTAAATAAAATTTATGTCTTCAATTAGTTATGCAATTACAGCATGTAATGAACATGTTGAATTAGAACGTTTATTAGATCAACTACATGAATATATTCGTCCTGAAGATGAAATAGTAGTTCAATTAGATAGTACTGCTACTCCTGAAGTAAAAAAAGTAGCTGAGAAATACAATGTAGGTAATCTTTATCACTACCATAGGATTATATTCGGATTAAATGGTGATTTTGCTTCATTTAAGAATAATTTAAAAGAACATTGTTCTAAAGATTATATCTTTCAAATTGACGCTGATGAATACTTATCAGAAACATTATTAGAATATCTTACCGCTATATTAGAAAATAATACCCACATTGAAATGTTATCAGTACCACGTATCAATACAGTTGAAGGTTTAACTGAACAACATATTAAACAATGGGGTTGGAATATTAATGAAGAGGGATGGGTGAATTATCCTGATTATCAAAATCGCATATTCAAAAATAAACCAGAGATTTATTGGGTGAATAAAGTACATGAAAAAATAATTGGTGCTATAACAACTGCTGAACTGCCTTATGGGCTAGATTTAATCCATCCAAAAACAATTACACGTCAAGAAAAACAAAATAACTTTTATGCCCAATTATAATAATCCAATAACTTTTTGTATATCAACCTATAATAATTTAAATTACATTAAATTAGCAATTGAATCTGTTAGAGAAAATAGTTATTATAAAGATTCTCCTTTTATTATACATGCTGAGAATTGTGATGATGGTACAGATGAATGGTTAGAAGAAAATAAAGAAAAATACGATTTAGAAATTTATATAGACCATAATGATGCTCCTATCGGAATAGGAGGAGGAATGAATTTCTGTGCTGATAAGGTAAAAACAGAATATATAATGTTTTTACATTCTGATTTTTATGTTTCTAAAAATTGGGATTTAGAATGTTTAAATATATTTGATAAATACCCTAACACCCCAATGTGGGTATTCAGTCAAAGAATTCAACCTAATATATTTAATGAACCCTCTCGCCCAGGTACTTTAATAGTACCTAATGAATATTTTGGAGAATATCATTATAATTTTAATAAAGAACTATTTTTAGAGTATGCTAAAGAATTAGCTGAATTAAATGATTTTGAAATAAAAATAGGAGAGGGAGTATCAGGATTAATTAGAAAAAAAGATTGGGACTTTATAGGGGGAAATGATCCTATATTTTCTCCTACTAGTTGGGAAGATAAAGATTTATTCATCAGAATGTTAATGAATAACTATAAATTTGTTTTAACTAGTAAATCTATTGTGTGGCATTTTGGAGCAAGAGGAAGTCATAGACTAGAAGAAAATAATGGAAAATCAGCCCAACGTCAAATAGAAGCAGAACAAAAAAATATAATAAATTGGTTAAATAAATGGAAAAAAATGCCTATATTTGACGAAAATAACTTTATAAAACTCTGGTAATATGGCAAAATACTTTATAGATTGTGGAGCACATTGTGGTGAATCCATTCTAATGGCTAAACAAAGATTTGGTTACGATATTAATACTATATCATTTGAACCAGTTCCTTTTTTAGCTAATCAACTTATTGAAATACATAAAGAAGATCCTACTGTTCAAATTCAAAATTCAGCAGTATGGATTGAGAATACAACTAAGAAATTTTATATATGTGATCTATATACTGATGGTTCATCTTTATTAAATAGTTTAAATGAATTAAAAGAAGATCAATATATTGAAATTCCTTGTTTTGATTTATCTTCCTGGATAAAAAATACATTTACTTCTGAAGATTATATTATATTAAAACTTGATATTGAAGGAGCAGAATATGAAGTACTTAATAAAATGATAGATAATGGAACTATAGGATTAATAAATGAATTTTGGGGTGAATGGCATGATATAAAAATATCTGATCAAAGAACAAAAGATTTAGCTCAGAAAGTTTATTCTTACTTAAAAGATAATAATATTAATTTTAAAGAATGGGAAATTCATATTCCTACTTATGGAAAATCTCATCCTAAATTAGCTTTTCGTCCTAATAATTTAATAAATAATGAATAAACCAATAACAAGTGATACTTTTAGAAATATAAGTGGAATAGTTTGTGATTATAAAAATTCATGTAAAACTGATTTAATAAATAATGGATATGATTTCAATTCCCTTCCTGAAGAGGATGTAATTCTATATAAAAAATCAGATAATGATATTATATTTTGTCATCCCTTATTTTTAGATCAATTATTACAACAAATTGATATATCGGATAAAATTCTTATTACTCATAATAGTGATGCTACTATTGTATCATATAAAGAAGGAAACGTTACTTTTAAATTTTTAACAGGACAAGAATGGAGTATTTCTAATGTAACTCCTAAAAGATGGCTAGCCCAAAATAATCTTGCAGATATAATAGAATCAATCCCACTAGGAACACATTCTGGTAATCCTATTCATTCCCCAAAATATATAAAAACATCGAATGTATATGTAAATTTTGGATTAAACACAAATCCTTCAGCTAGGTTAGAATGTCAAAATAAAATTAATCTTCCAAATTTATACAACACCAATAAATCTCAATCTGATTTCCTAAATGAATTATCCAGTCATAGATTTATAATATCACCAGAAGGATTTGGGATTGATTGTCATAGACATTGGGAAAGTCTTTACGTAGGAACTATTCCTATTGTATTAAAGAATAAATTAACAGAAAATTTATCTAAAATTTTTCCTATTGTTGTATTAAATGATTGGGATAACTTTAAAATTGAGGAGTATAATGAAGATACATATCAAACTATTTTATCTAAGTATGATCTATCATTATTAGACGCAGAAAAATATATTAGTTTTTTAAATTTATAAAATGAAAAAGAAAATATTAATATTTGTTTCTGAAGATAGAGGATATAATGAAATATGCAATGTAGTAAAAGAATTATCAAAATCAGAATGCGATTATGTTTTTATATATCCTATTAAAGGAAATTTTACTTATGAATCTAATGTAGATTATAATGCTTATGAAAATTTTGAATCCAAAACAATAGGATTTACTCTTCCTTTTAAACCTGATATATTATTAATTACTAAAGAGTCATGGTTACCAGAAACTAACTTAATTATAGAATTTAAACAAGCTGGGACTATAGTATGTAATTTAGAAAATTCATCTTGGTTATATAATAACATAAAAACTAGGTTAGAAATAATAAGTAGAATGAAATTTCCTACTAATATGATTGATGTATTTTTTGATCATAGTGAATGGGTATATGAAACAAAAATTAAAGCAGGGTGGATTAATAATAAAAGTATTATAACAGGTATTCCTAAATTTGATTTATTAAAAGAAACAAATACAGAGGATATAATACAAAAATATAATATTACAAAACCCATTATAATTCTTTATGGTTCAATGGAGTCTAATATTAGATGTAACATTTTGAATATTGCTGAAGAAATAAAAAATAAATATAACAATGATTATCATTTATTTTACAAACCCCATCCTAAAGAATTTATAGATTATTTTGATAGTTTTAATAATGGAGTTTTAACTTCATTTACTGTTATACAAGATGAAAAAGAAATGTTTTCATTTGCTAAATTAGGAAACATTCATATTGGTATTATTTCTTCTATAATGTATTATCCTTTATATTTTAATAAATCTATATATTATATTGATTCTGATGATAGTGGGGTTTTATTTGATATGGATTTTAATAATTTTAAAGGTCAAGAATATGCTTTTTGGGCTCCTATAATAAATGTTAGATCATGGAATGAATTTGTAAATAAAATAGGTGAAAATAGGATAAATGAATTTAAAGAAAGATATGAATATTTTATAAACAAGTATAAAAATACTTTGAAATCATATAAAAATTCATTAGATTTAGAGGAATATTCTTATAATAATGATATATTATTGTCATTTTATGATGAATTTAATGATGGAAATGCTTCAAAACGAATAGTTAATTATTTAATAAATTTATATGTTTAATAATAAAACAGTATTAATTACCGGAGGTACGGGATCACTAGGAAGAGCAATAATTCAAAGATTAAAGCAATATAATTGTAAAATTATTGTTTATAGTAGAGATGAAGGTAAACAGGCTTTATATTTTGGACAAGATAATACTATAGTTAGAGTAATAGGTGATATTAGAGATTATGAACAACTACTCAAAACATTTAAAAAGCATAAACCTCACTATGTTATCCACACAGCTGCTCTAAAACGAATAGATGATATGGAATACTATCCAGAAGAATGCGTTAAAACAAATATTCAGGGTTCTATTAATGTAGCTAATGCTTGTATGGAAAGTAATGTAGATAAATGTATTTTAGTATCTACCGATAAAGCATGTATTCCTATCAATGTATATGGAGCTTCAAAATTCACAGCTGAAAGATTATTTACTAATTTTGATTATAATTCCCCTAACACCATTTTTAGTTCTGTAAGATACGGAAATGTAATTGCTAGTAGGGGATCATTTATACCATTGTGGTTAGATTTAATTAATCGAGATAAAGAAATAAATGTAACTTCTTTAGATTGTACTAGATTTTTATTTACATTAGAAGATGCTGTTAATACTGTACTTTCTTCATTAGTTAATAGCATTGGAGGTGAAGTTTTTATTCCATATTTCGATTCATTTAATATGGATACTATAATAAAAACTTTATCTAAAAAAATAAATAAAGAAATCAAATACAATGTTATAGGAATGAGACCAGGAGAAAAGTTTCATGAAGATATGATAGCTAAAACAGAGCTTCCATTTACATATGAATCTCATTTTATTTCCGGATTTACCACTTCTCATTGTGATAAATTACTTTGTATAATACCTCAATATTCTAATAAACAATATGAACTACAAAAATATAATGGCCCTGAATTTAACTCCAGTATATTTTTAAATAATGACACTGAATATTTATTAAATTTAATCAATAAAGGACTACAAGATGCCAATTAAAAAGAAAATGAACGAACAAGAATTATGGGATAGAGCAGTTGAATTAATGCCAAGAGGTACTCAAACAATGAGTAAGTGTCCCGATCAATTTGTAGATGGGGTTTACCCTAAATTTGTAAAATCGGGTAAGGGAGCTTATTTAACAGGATTAGATGAAAAGAAGTATCTTGATTATATGTGTGGGTTAGGACCTATTATATTAGGATATAATCATACTAAAACAAACAAAGCTATTTCAAAACAACTTGAAGATGGAATTATATTTTCTTTTCCTACATTATTAGAGCAAGAATTAGCTGAGTTGATATGTGAAGTAGTACCATGCGCTGAACAAGTTCGTTTTGGAAAAAACGGTACTGATGTTAATTTAGCTTCTGTAAGAATAGCTCGTTCATATACTGGAAAAGAAAAAATATTAAAACCTAAAGGAGGATATCATGGATGGGGTGATTGGCATGCTATTACAATGAGACCATATGGTGTTCCTAAATGTTTGAAAAAACTAATTGATGAATTTGAATTTAATAATCTTGATAGCTTAGAAAATTTACTTAAAAAAGATGATGTTGCTGCTGTTATAATTGAACCACAAGCCCTTACAGCACCAGCACCTGGTTTTTTACAAGGTGTAAGAGATTTATGTGATAAGTACAAAGCAGTATTAATATTTGATGAAGTAGTAACAGGATTCAGATGGGATTTGGGAGGAGCACAATCTTATTTTGGAGTAACCCCAGATTTATGTTGTTTAGGAAAAGCTATTGCTAATGGAATGCCATTAGCCGCTATAGCAGGAAAAAAAGAATATATGAAAGAATTAGATCATGCTTTTTATTCTATGACTTTTGGAGGTGAGTGTTTATCTTTAGCAGCAGCTATAGCTACTATAAAAGAATTAAAAACTAAAGACTATAATCACATATGGAATTTAGGAAATATGCTAGATAAAGGAATAAAAGAATTAGCTAAAAAACATAATTTAGATGTTATATTTGCAGGTAGCGCCCCTAGACATAATTTATCATTTAATCCAGAAACTTATAAAGATGCTGATGGATTAAAAGCTTTATTCTATCAGGAAATGGTTAAACAAAACATTTTATTTCCAAATGTTATTTATATTCAATTCTCTCATACAGAGAAAGATATTCAAAAAACAATTAAAGCCGCTGATAAGGCATTTAAATTTGTAAGTGAGAATCTAAATAATATAGATGCAGTATTAGAGGGAAAAAGAAGTGTAGCTATTTTTAGAAAAAATAATTAAAAAAAATCATATGAATAACGAACAAAAAATCCAAGAGGTATTAAATCAATTAAATACTACGGGTTATTACAAAGGTAATATAATTAATTTATTAGATTCTGATGGTATTAATAATTTTAATAAAGTTAGTGAGTTTTTTGACCAAATGTTAAATAACCCAACAATTCAATATCGATTAGAAGCTATTAAACAAGGAATAAATACTACTAATAAAGATAAATTTTATGAAATAACGCATTATGATCATTTAGATCGAGGCCTTAATTTATCAGATGGTGGATTATTTGATTTATATTTAAATGATTTTTTTACAGAATTAGCAACTAGATTTTTAGAGATAGATCCTTTAATATACAATGCTTTATTTTGGATACATGGTCAACAATCATTGGATAGAAGTGGATCTCAAAATTGGCATAGAGATCCTGAAGATATTAAAATAATGAAAATATTCATATATTATTGTGATGTAACTGAGAAAAATGGAGCTTTACAATATGTGCCTTACAGTTATTGTGGTGGTGATTTTGTATTAAATAAAGGAAAAAATAATTATTCTGAATATCAAACGGGGCGCCTTAATCAGGAAGACTCCGACATATGTACACAAAATGCAGTTACTTTTGAAGGCACAGTAGGAGATATTATTATTACTAATAATACAGGTTTTCATAGAGGTGGATTTGTAAGAGAAGGATTTAGATGTATGAGTCATGCCTTATATATGAGACCAGATGCTGTTACTGTATTAGATGGTAGATTAGGAAATATTAATTATGACCCTAAAGTTAATTATATTGATCCTACATCAGATAGCTATAAAAATTTAAATAAAAAACAAAAATACATAAAAATTTACTAAATGGAAAAAAGTTTACTACAATTAAGTTTAATTAATTTATTATCTAATAGATCAATTAGAGTTGATAGATTCGATGCGGATTATATTGATGATCTTGAATTTATCTTAAATGAAAATCATAATATATATGATATTAATGATGATAGTAATGAAGATTTTAATAATATTAAAAAAAGTTTCCCATCAACAGCTACATCTTTAACAGAATATTGTAATGAAATTAAAAATTTAAAATTACCTTTAATTGGATGTGCTCCTTTACGTTCATCTAATGATACTAAGCATGAACATAATTATGATTCTACTAGTGGATGGAAAGATAGTGAAGGAGTAATACTTTCACCAGATAAAAAATCAATTGAAATTATTAATAATTTACAAGCCCAATATTCTATTCAGAGTGGTGGAAGTAATGTTGATCATCCTAATCCTTGGGGAGGGGGTAGATTATTTGAGGAACAAAATAAATTACTAGATACTTTAAGAAAAGAAAAAAAACTAAATATCCTAACTATAGGTCCAAGATGGATTTCAGAAGTAAAATTTATTCGTGAAAGATTTGATTCTGATGTTATAGGACTTGATTTGTTTACACATGACGAAAATTATATTGTTGTAGGAGATATGCATAATATGCATTTTGAAGACAATACATTTGATGTTGTATATCAAAGAAATACATTTAATAAATCATATGATATTAGAAAAGCATTATCAGAAACTATTAGAGTATTAAAACCTGGAGGAGTTATGATTTCTAATGAATGTATAGATTATACTATAGGTGTTAATGAAATTGCTAGAACTAATATTACTAGTAATGAATGGTACACAATGTGTTTAAGGAAGAATGTGGATGAAGTATTAATGAATGTAGAAATCCCATCAGGTAATAATTGGATTAAAAAAGAAGGAACATATGGAGTTAGAATTAAAAAATAAAAATATAAAGGATGTAGTTTTTGTTATTCAAGCAAGAACTCAATCTACTAGGGTTCCTAATAAAATGCTTAGACCATTTGCTGATTCATCTTTATTTGAAATAGCAATTCAAAAAATATTACAATCTTCTATTATTCCTAAAGATAATTTTTATTTATCTGTAATGGATCAAGAATTAATAGATATAGCTAATAAATATAGTATTAATTATTTTGTACGAAGCGAAGAATCCACTCAAGAACCAGTTACAATTCAAAAAGTATTTGAATGGTATGATAAATTACCTTTTAAACATTTTGTATTAATTAATGCTTGTAATCCTTTACTTAAAATAGAAACTATTGATAGTTTTGTCAAACAATTTTTAGAGACAAATTCAAATGGATTATTTGGAGTATTCGAAAAGAAAACATTTCTATTTAATAGTGAAGGAGTAATGATAAATCGTTTCTTTGGAGAAGATAAATATTTAGCTACTTTAGAAACTAAGTTTGTAGAAACTTGTTATGAAGCTGCTCATTCATTATATGCTGGCTCTATAGAAGATATTCATAATGGAATATATATGGGGACATTTAAAGAAGCAGGTAATCCTGATTTCTTTATTATGGATGAAATTGAATGTTTTGATATTGATTGGCCTTGGCAATTTGAGATAGCTGAAAAATTATATTTACATAAATGAAAGCAATAATAATAGGAGGAGGATCTATTGGGAAACGTCATTCTACTAATTTAAATAATTTAGGAATACAAACTCGTATTGTTGATATAGATGAAATTAGTAGTATAGATGATATACTAAAGGAAAATTATGATATTGGTTTAGTTTGTACTCCAAATATTAACCACATTGAACATTGTATTAAATTATCTCAAAATGGTATTCCCATATTTTGTGAAAAACCTTTTTATTCTTCTTTAGAAGGAATTGATGAATTATTATCTATAATTAGGGAAAAGAAATTAATAACTATGGTAGGATGTAATTTACGATTTACTTCCGAAGTAGAAAATATCAATTCAGATTCAAAATATATTAATGTTTATTTTGGGTATAATCTTAAAAAATGGAGACCAAATACTAACCATTTAGAATCATATAGTGCAAATAAACATTTAGGAGGAGGAATATTATTAGATGCTATACATGAATTAGATTATCTTTATTATAAATTTGGTTCTATAAAAAATATTACTTATCTTAAAAATAAAATATCAAATATAACAAATGATGTTGAGGATTTAACCACAGGAAGAATTGAATTTGAATCAGGAACTATAGCTGATTTTACTTTAAATTATCTTTCCGAGGAATATCAGCGATATTATGATATATTAGAAGAAGATACATTAAAAAGAATTTATTTTAATTTGGATAATCAAATGTATATTGATGAAATAGAATATTTCATTAATCAAGTTAAAAATAACCAACAATGTATGAATAATTTTGAGGAAGCAAATTACTTATTAAGACATTTATTATGAAAACTTTTATAATTGCTGAAGCAGGGGCTAATCATGATAGAAAATTTGATCAAGCAATAAGCTTGATTGATATAGCTAAAAAAGCAGGAGCAGATGCATGCAAATTTCAAACATATTCCTCAGAAACTCTCTATAGTAAAAATACTCCTGACTTTGCTGGGTATCAAAATATCAATCAGTTAATAAAAGATATAGAATTACCTCGTGAATGGCAGAAAGATTTAAAACAGTATTGTGATGAAGTAGGAATTGAATTTATGTCTACTCCTTTTGATGAAAAGGCAGTTGATGAATTAGTATTATTAGGTGTTAAAAGATTAAAAATAGCTGGATTTGAATCTACTGATTTTAGATTTGTAGATATGGTAGCATCCTCTAAATTACCATTAATTATATCTTTAGGTATAGGATTTAAAGATGAATATTTAGATAAATTATTTAATATAACTTCTAAATATGGTAATGATTTAACTTTATTACATTGTAATAATGCATATCCAACACCATTAATAGATGTTGATTTGAATAAAATTAAAAGATTATCTATAAATACAAACTATAAAACCGGATTTTCAGATCATACTCTTTCCACATTTACACCAGCATTAGCTGTTATTGCTGGTGCTACGGTTATAGAAAAACATTTTACTTTAGATAAAACATTCCCTGGACCTGATCATCCTTTTGCTTTGGAACCAAAACAATTAGAAGAAATGGTTTATTTTATTAGGCAAGCAGAAATGACATTAACTGACCAACCAGATGAATATACCAATTCTGAAATTAATTTTATTAAAGCAAGACGATCAATAGTTTCAAAATCCCCTATTAAAAAAGGAGAGATTTTTACTGTAGATAATATTACTACAAAACGTCCTTTTTTAGAGGGATATATTTCTGCTAGTGAATTTGAAAATATATTAGGAAAAATAGCTGATAAAGACTATAATGAAGATGATTTTATATGAATATACTAATATCAAAAGATAATTCATGGTCAAATGAATTATTTAATTTATTAAAATCGGATAATTTCATATGGCTTACAGAGCTTAATAAAAACACACTGGATTACTACAATCCAGAATGGATATTTTTCTTCCATTGGTCTGATATTGTTCCCGAATCTATTTTTACAAAATATAAATGTGTTGTTACACATACAGGAAATTTACCTGAAGGAAGAGGTGGAAGTCCTTTACAGAATCAAATATTAGATGGTATTGTATCTTCTCAAGTTAATCTTATTGAAATGTGTAATGAAATAGATGGTGGAGGAATATATTGTAGTGCTCCTGTAACTCTTCAAGGTAATTTGGATGATATATGGAGAGCAATAACTAAAATTACTTTTAATTTAATTACAAAATGTGCATCAGAATCTCCTATTCCTACTCCTCAAAAAGGTACACCTAAAATATATAAAAGAAGAAAAACAACCAAAATTGACTTTGGTAACTCAGATAATTTATCATACATTTATGATCAAATAAGAATGTTAGATTCTGATGATTATCAAAAATCTCATATAGAAATAGGTGATTTTGTTTTAGAATTTAGTAGAGCTAAAATGAATAATAATAAAATACTAGCTGATGTTATCATTACAAAAAAATAAAAAAATATTAGTACTAGCTGCTCATCCTGATGATGAAACTTTAGGATGTGGTGGAACTATATATAAATTATCTAATAAAGGACATCAAATACACTTATTAACATTTACTGATGGAGTTGGAAGTAGAAATAATAATGAAGAAAATAGAAACTCTAAATTAGAACAAATATCCAGTATATTAGGTATAAAAAAAACTAATTCAGGAAATTTTCCTGATAATGCAATGGATTCTGTTCCTCTATTAGAAGTATGTCAGTTTATAGAAAATAATGTTAACTACAATCCAGATATTATATTTACTCATTTTAATAATGATTTAAATGTAGATCATCAAATAGTAACTAAAGCGGCTTTATCTGCTTTTAGACCACAGTATGGATTTAAAAATAAAATTTATTCTTATTTTATTCCATCTTCAACTGATTATAACCCTTTATTTCAATTTGATGGAAATTCATATATTGAATTATCAGAAAAAGAAGTACAAACTAAAATAAGTGCTCTGCAAATATATGATAAAGAAATGAGATCTTATCCTCATACTAGAAGTTATCAAAATGTAGAAAATCTAATGAAAGTATGGGGAAGTGAAGTTGGTACTTATTATTGTGAAAAATTTAAATTGATACGAGAAATAATATGATTAAAGGAAATTTAGTTTATTTGGTAAAACCTCAAAGAGAGGATATGCCTAAATTATTAGAATGGAGAAATGATCCTAATAATAGAAAATATTATAGAGAATATAAAGAATCTAATTTAGAAGATCAAATAAAATGGTATGAAAATACTATGATGGTTGATCCAACATGGCATCATTTTGTAGTAAAACCAATAAATGATCCTAATAAAATAATAGGAGTTACTTTTTTAAATCATATTCATCCTATATATAGAACTGGAGAATTTGGAATTACATTAGGAGACCCAGAATATAGAGGAAAAGGATATGGTAAAGACATGTTATTAACCTTAATTAAATATGGTTTTGAGCAATTAAATTTAAATAGAATATGGTGTGAGGTTTATTCAAATAATGATTCTGTCCATGTTTATAGAAATATAGGATTTAAAGATGAAGGTGTATTAAGACAACATGTATTTAAAGATAATAAATATTTAGATTCTTATATGTTAGGAATGTTAAAATCAGAATATGAACAATTATATAAATAACAAATGGAAAAAATAACATTTTGCATACCAAGCAAATCAAATTTACGATATCTTAAAACATGTATTCCTTCTATTAGAGAAAATGCTTTTAGAAAAGACCATGATATTATTGTATTTGTTGATTCTGATGAAGATGGAACAGTTGAATGGTTAGAACAAGTTAAAGATCAATACAATTTAACATATTACATCAACCCAGAATTAGGTAAACGTTTGTTTGGTATTGGTAAAGCATACGATCATTGCATTGAAAAATCAACCACTAAAGTGTTTATGATTTTCCATGCTGATATGATGTTGGGAGAATATGCTGATTTGAAAGCTTATAATCATTTAAAATCTAAAACAGTAGTGTGTTCTACTCGTATTGAACCTCCTATTCATCCTAATGATGGAGAAAAAATCCAAATTGATTTTGGAATGTGGCCTGAAGAATTTAAAAAAGATGAATTTAATAAATATATTGAATCACAGTTAGATGAAACTAAAACTACGAATGGTGTATTTGCTCCTTGGATGATGTATAGAGATGAATTTTTAGCCATTGGTGGACATGACCCAATAATGCACTCATGTAGAGAAGATTCGGATGTATTTAATAGAATGAAACTAGCAGGATTTGAATTTATTCAGCCTTGGAATTCATTGGTATATCATTTAACAGGAAGAGGAGCTGGTAGTTTTGGAGGTGATGAAAAACGTCATGAACAATGGAAACGTGATATGAATAACTCAACCAAAGAATTTATTCGTAAATGGGGTTCAAATGTTAAACATTCTCCATTAATGGATCCTATTATATCACCTAAATATAATATTGGTTTTGTAGTACATAATTGTAATTTACAAATATTAGAAGCATTAGAACCATGGTGTGATAGAATATACACTAATGAAACTTATAGAATAGGTAGAATGTGGGATTTTGTTGAAATAGAACAAGCTAATACTAGTTTTGATTTAAGTAAACGTGTATTAACAGTTGAACATAATGATCCTATAGCAGAAAATAATATAGTAATTGAATTTGATGGAACTAAATTAACAAACGAAAATTTCCAATTACTCCAACGATTACCCGAAATTATACATGACTCCGGTGAGATTGGACAATTTGAATTAGATATATTTAAACTTACTATTAATAGTTTAGAAACTTATGAACATACTTTAATAAAAATTTAGTATTTATTGGAGAAAATATAACCATATGGCTTCTCCAAAAAAATCAACAAAACCAACGGGTCGGATCATGTCATTAGGTGACATTGAGATAGACAATGTTAATGAAATAATAGAAGTTATATACGAAATCAACGAAGAAGACGCGAAAAAAACGCAAAAAGAACCAATAAAGCTAATAGTTAACTCACCTGGTGGAGATGTTTATCACGGATTTGCCTTAGTTGATGTTATTTCAAATTCACAGACTCCCATCCATACAATATGCCATGGCCATGTCATGTCGGCTGCATTAGTAGTATACGCGGCTGGACATAAACGATTTGCAAGTCAACGTGCAACATTCATGTATCATGAAATAGCATGGTCAATGCAACAAGAAAAACTACAACTACATTTCCAAGAAGTAAAAGAAGGGGAGAGGATGTGGAAAATATATGATGACTACTTACTTTCCAGAACGAAATTCACAACAAAACAATTGAATGAAGTTAAGAAAACACGTGGTGAGTGGTATATGGATGTGAAAACAGCCATAAAATATGGGCTGGTAGATGAAGAAATTTAATATTTATACGTAAACGATATCAATGGCAATCAAACCAAAATTAGTAGTAGATGTGAACCATAATCCAACTAAAAAGGGTATTAAGGTTCAATTTGCGTTACCTCAAACAATTGAGGGTGATAAGAAAGCAGAAGCAGCACAAAAATTACAATCTAAATTAAATCAAGGTTTAGAACAATATAATTTAACTGTATCTCAAGATACAGACGTTCCGTATAGCAACGTAATTGGTTTTTTAATTCCAATCGCTGATATTAAATTATTGATTAAGAAGGCATTAGGAATGGGAGAAGAAGGACAAGGTGAACCAGCACCAGAAGAAATACCTGCTCCTGAAGAAGCACCTGCACCTGAAGAACCAGTTAAAGAGGTAAAAAGAATGCAGGAGTTAGCTAAAATAAAAAAATAACTTATATTATAAAGGTTATGATTAAAACTAGAAAGAAAATGAGAAGAAAAGTTCCTGTATTTAGGGTAACAGCTGAGCCAGGGGCAGATTATTCTGTATTATCGAATGCTCCCGAAATAAGGAAGGCAGTACTAGACGAAACAATCTATGCCATAAAAGATGGTATTGAAAAGCATAAAGCATCAATCTCTCTCTTTGAAGTAGCAGACTCAGATTATTATATTGAGTTAAGTAAAGACAAATGGAAACCCACTCTTGAACATTTAATCGAATATTACGCTGAAAAAGAAGAATACGATAAATGTGTTGAAGTTAGGGATTTAATTAGCAAACTATAATTTATGGAAAATAACGAAAACCATGTTAATGGAGTTAAAAAATCCATTGACGATATCCTAGGTACTGATACTTTCTTAAAACGCAAGAAAAAATCAGAAGATGATATTAATCGCGAACGATTTGAAAAAATCATTACTACACTAGAAGAGGTTGAAGTACGTGGAATGATATTAGGAAATGATTTGAATTTAGATTTTACTGGGTATGATGAAAAATTTTACTTTGTAATTGATTCATTGTTTCATATGCATTTTGGTAAAGAAGCAGCAGAATTAATATTCTTTTACTTATATGACCGAATCAATCCCGATGGAACCGCAAATGGCTTACAAAATGATGAAGGGGAAATAATAGAATTATCGTCTCCAACAGATCTTTGGTATTTATTGAAAGCTATACAAGATAGAGAAAAAGGTGGAAAGGCAAAGAAAAAATAATAATTTAATAGTAAATAAAAAAACAAAAAACATGAAAAAAACAATTGCAATCGTTGCATTAGCAGCAACCCTAGCATCTTGTGGTGGTAACAGCACTAGTGAGACTCCAAAGACTGATTCTACATCAGTAAAATGTGATTCTACTAAATGCGACAGCACAAAAGGCGACAGCACTAAAGTAGTAGACACTACTAAAAAAGCAAAGTAATCCGGATTTAATATCCCCCAACTGGGACCCAGTGTCCCAGTTTTTTTTAATTTAATCGTTATGCCAGCAGCCAAACCACTTTCAAAAGAAAATATCTTAAAAGCAATGCGGTTTACTAAATCAAATCGTGCCGCTGCTAAGTATTTAGGTTGCTCATATCAACACTATAAGCCGTTTGCTAAACTATTTAGAATAGATGAAAGTGATCCCAACTCACCAACACTATTCGATGCTCACAAAAACCAAAGCGGAAAAGGTATCCCCAAATTCCTACCTAATAGACGTAAAGAACCAAATGTAAAACGTATATTTGAAGAAGGATTAGGATGGGAATCATTTACCCCTGAAAAAATAAGAGCAAGGGGTATTGCTGAAGGTTATTTGCGTGATGAATGTTATACCTGTGGATTCAATGAACGCCGCGTTACAGACTACAAAGTACCACTCCTATTAAACTTCAAGGATGGTAATAAATGCAACTATATAGTTGATAATTTAGAATCATTATGCTACAACTGTTACTTTTTGTATGTTGGAGATGTATTATCCCCAGATCAAATAAGATCAGTAGAAGATAATCAAACTGTCAAAGCAAAATCATTTGATTGGGACTTAGATGATGACCAATTAGATAATATGAGAGCATTAGGACTTTTGGATTAGGCAAAATAAAGTTGTATATTCACCTCAAATAAAAAATAAAATATGGTTTCAGAACTCGCTCAAAAATTCGCTAACTACAAATTACCCTCTGAATACAAGGTAAGAACAAATTTTGTTAAAACGTTGGTTTTTACCCATGAAAATCAAGTTAATAACGATGCTATTGATTATTATATGGCTTGTCCACCATACAGAATGGAGGATGAATCGTATGATGATATGAAAGCAAGAACACGCTTCGCTAAAAAATTACTTAAATGTAGAGCATATCTCTATGATTACTCAGTTTACGAAAATAATTAATTATGTCACAACATAAATGTTATTTAGTAGTGGGAGAATGTGATTATGAACCTCATGATTTTAGTTATGCTAAAATATTTCTTGATAAACTATCTGCTGAAGAATATGTTCAAGAGATAAAAAATAGAGGAGATTTCTATACAAATAAAGAAAATGGATATTATGGATATCCAGAAGTTATAGAATTAGATTTAATAAATAAATAAAATAATAATGGCATCATATTTCCAAGTAAAAGTACAATTCACTATTGAAGACAGTAAAGGTAAAGTAAAAAAACAAAACGTATTATATCTAGTAGACGCAATGTCAGTGACAGAAGCTGAAGCTAGAATGGTACAGCATCTAACAGAGCAAGGTGAGAATGAATTTGAGGTTAAAGCGGTATCCGAATCGCCAATTGCTTCTGTAGTTGTAGGTAAGTAACCTATAGTCGAGTGGTGGAACTGGTAGACACGCAGGACTTAAAATCCTGTTCGCCGCAACGCGAGTGTGGGTTCGATTCCCATCTCGACTACGCAAAAACTTTCCGGACGTTGGATTAAGTTCCTTACCTCAATCGTGAGATGGGTTTATAGATCCTATATTGTGACATGGTGTAGCGGTAACACTACAGATTTTGATTCTGTCATCTATGGTTCGAATCCATGTGTCACATCTGATAGTCAGGTGGCGAAACTGGTTAAACGCTACGAGCGCTTGCTCTATTGTATAGGTTCAAATCCTATTCTGACTACTTGATCAACAGATCACTCATGTTAACCCGGACTTGTGGGGTGGTCTGAAAAACAAACAAGAAAGGGAGTGCCGTTATTTTACTGGTTTTGAAGATTCGGTATGCTCAATAAATCAGTAGCGCTGCCGCGGTGGTCAAGGGGTTAAGACGCTTCCCTTTCACGGAAGAGTCACGGGTTCGATTCCCGTCCGTGGTACTAATATTTATGGTTATGGCATGTCATTGTTTATATCTTAAAGATCAACGCGAGTTCTTCACATTAATGAAGCAACGCGACCCAGACTTAGTCTTAAAAATGGTTAAGTGTGTATTGAGTGCATCTAAGCGAAATAAAACGAAAATAGATATATTCGATATTTCATTCAAAGATATGAGTTCAATGTTGTTTACAATTGAAAAATCGCAATATAATGACATGTTAAGTAATTGTTTGAATGATCTAATTAAAATAGAAGAATATGAGTTATGTGCTGAGATTAAGAAGCAATTAGATAAAAAAACTAGAAAGAAAAAAGAAGTTCTTTAAAATATGGGGGTGCCTTGGATTTGCTCCGAATCAAAGGATAGTATTACATGTAGTGAGATGGTTCTAACTCACTTTAATCAATGGGCAAACAAATAAACGACAATCAAGAATTATCTGATTGGACCTTCGAAGACGCTATGGCGTTTGTCGGAGCTGACGAGTACGCTTTAGCGGCTTAGTCACCAGGGGTAACTGAAACCTTGCAACAGAACAGTACAGCTGGGGTACGCTTATGCCACTAGCGGAAGATACGAGTAAGCAGTTTTTGGACTTAAACCAAATGGTGGAGCCGGTGATCATCACTGGTTAGTTCCCTACGGTGCAGAATGTGTTTGGGATCTTTCCAGCACAAACAGTACTAAACATGTGAGACGTTAATGCTATTGCTTTTTTACGGAAACACGGGTTCGACTCCCGTCACCTCCACAACAGTTACTGTTCTTTGACATATAGGAGAAATAAAACATGAATACACAATTAGCATTTGCTTTTGGTATGCTTGCGATGGTTGCTATCACAATGTTGGTAGTGATTGTTGTAGGTATAGTTAAGGTAATCAAATTAGAAAAATCACTCAAAGATCTTGATAGAGCATGTTCAAAAGAAGCTGAATTTATACATAGGCATATGACAGATAATGAGCGAGCTATTTACTCAGAGATTAACGAAACTCGAAATAAATTTGATCAGTTTACAATCGATCTTAGAAAAGAACTTCAAGCATATACAGACTCAAGAATTGATAAAGCATTAGGAACAACAACAAAGAAACAAATTTTAAAAGACTAAAAAATTAGTCAAAGAACAGTAACTGATTTTATATTTATGTAAAATACTTAAACTATGGCAGACTTTAAAAAATACTTTCCAACATTAGTCAAATGGGAAGGTTCATCATTCGAAGTTGTACCTGGAGATGCAGGTGGACCAACTAAATATGGGGTTATATTAGCAGAATGGAAAGCTAAAGGTTGGGATAAAGATGGAGATAAAGATATTGATGTTAATGATCTTAAATTAATTACAGCAGATGATGCTGCTAGTATAGCAAAAACTCACTATTGGGATAAACTAAAAGCAGACGATATTAAAAATCAGTCAATAGCTGAATTTTTAATTGATTTTGCTTATAACTGTGGTGTAGGAACTGCAGCTAAAAAAATTCAAGAATGCTTAGGAGTAATAATTGATGGTAATATTGGTCCTAAATCAATAAAAGCTATTAATGAAGCAGATCAAAAACAACTATTTAATAATTTAAAAACAAAAAGAAGAAATTATTATTTAGGTATTGTTGCTAGAAATCCACTTCAAATTAAGTTTTTAAAGGGATGGTTAAGAAGAAATGATTCTTTTAAGTTTATAGCCTAATTTCGGAAAGGCAAAATTCGGATCTTATCTTTATCGTATGAGTTACGTTAGAGATAAGATTTCTACTTTTACACCAGTTAAATACAATAAATTTTTTTGGTGGCGCAGATTTAAAATGCGCGAAACATTACATCCATATAAACCATTATATGATAAAATAATAAATGGCGATTATGATGTGAGTGATTACTTCTACCAATCCAAGTATGAATTGGAATTGATGGAAGCAGAATTAGCCAAAATTAAAAATGAAGAAGATAAACACGAAAAAAGAGGGTTATGGATGGAGCGTTATAGACGTTTAAATGAAGATTACGCTAAGGATGAAGCTAACATAATGAAAAATCTATATAAAGACTTCAGAACAACTTTTAGGGTTACTGAAGAGGAATTAGATGCCTATATGGAACAATGTGATGGTGATTTATTATGCTTATACAATACAGTAAAACAAGATTATTTAACTAAACGACCCGATTGTGCGCACCTGGTATAAAAGAATAAAAAATATAATTCGTTGGATTCCAATACTATGGAAAGATAGAGATTGGGATTATTGGCATACTTTTGAAATATTAAAAACTAAACTTAAGTTTCAAAGTGAACATTTTCGTAAGCATGGTTACCATGAATCATCAGAACGTGACGCTGAAAAAATGGAGTTATGTATTAGATTGATTGATAAAGTTCAAAATGAATATTATTTAGATAAAGCACTAAGACAAGATTTTACTGATGAAGTAATGATTAGTGCTGTTATTAAACACGATAAAGCAAAACGAATATTATTTAAATTACTAGAACAAAATATTGAATCATGGTGGGATTAATTTTAGCAGCTGCTATATCAGTTATAGTAGGTATTATATCATTTCTATGGGTGGAAGGAATTGATAATATGAAACAAAATCACCCTGACTATAAAGGAAAAGATTTTTTAGATTTTGGAAACGAAGACGAATAAATTATGGATACAATTCTACATATATTAGGTGTTTGTGGTGATCATAATTCTCACACTAATCTAATTTCATTATTAACAAGCGAAATGCAATACGCATTATCGTATATCAAAAACTATTTTAAATGAATATAATCTGGGGGATATTGTGGGGATTAGCAGCACAAATAGTTACTTTTATTCAACTACAAGGACAACTAAAGTATGACTTTTTAAAACAAAATACTTGGTTTACAGTATTAATGGGTATTCCTATCTCATTTATGTTTATGCAATCAGTAAAAAATTTTGTTGCTGGGTTTCATGGACAAATATGGCCTTCACGTTTGATTGGATTTGGTATTGGTGTAATTGTATTTACATTAATGTCTGAAATATTATTTAAAGAACCATTCACAACTAAAACAGGTGTTTGTTTGTTTTTGGGACTATGCATCATAGCTATTCAGGTATTTTGGAAATAATGTGAATATTCTTGCTCTGAGTTATATTTATTCCCGACCAATTAACCCATTAAACTTTAAAACTATGAAAGCGAATTTAAGAACCACCATCGGTGGTATTCTAGCTGCTGTTGGTGGTTACCTTGTAACCCAAACAGGAGATTTGCATTTGGTTGGACAAATCTTACAAGCAGTAGGTATATTCTTTTTAGGATACTCTGCTCAAGATGCCCCACCAATGACTCTAGACAAGAAAGAAGATTAATTTCTCCAACCCAGCTATAAGCTGGGTTTTTTGTTTTGGCAAAATAAAAGTTATATATTCACATTATGAAACAATTAATAATCGATCCTCCAGGTGGTTGGAAGTATGGTTTTCCAAAACCTATTCCTGAAGATAAAAGAAAAGATTCTTTAACCTGGTTAGTAGAACAGGGATATCCTCAAGAAATAATAGATGAATTAGGTGAATATTTTTATTGTAGATACTGGGAAACAGATACAAATGAAACGAACGAAACAGAAGGACGATAAACGTGAGTGGTTTATAGTTATGAACTCTAAATTAGAATATTACTGCGGTATGATGTACGGTGGTGAGTTAGTATGGAGTGGTGACTATAAAGAAGCTAAGCCATTAGATGATGAAGCTAAATTTAGAGCATTAAAGTCTCTTTCGTATGGTGAAGAGCTCATTTTAGATTATATTGAATGAAAAAACTAAAAAAATGGTTGTGTTGCATATTTTTAACAGGGCATAAATGGGAAACCACTTATACTTATAATGGCGTTACTTATTTTAGGTGTAGAAAATGTGGATCTCGAAGAAGTAAATCGTAAATTTAATTTGTTATGGAAAATAATTATCCACCACCGGTTTATCCAAAACCAAATCCTGAATATGATGCTTGGCGTAAAGCACGTTTTCTAGAACAAGTAAAAAATACTAAATGGGATGCTTGTGACCCTAATGAATATCAGGGTAAACCACGTGGCCGTAAAGCTAAAGTAATAGAACGTCCCAAAGCACAACCTAGATTAGGTGAAAGATATAATTGGTTAGATTAATAAACTAAAAATAACAATATATGGCAATACAATTAGAATTACCTTTTAAAGAGTATAAAATGGATAAATACAAAGCATTAAACGACAAATACTTTAACTTTGAAATATTTGAAGATATCTTCAAAGCAATAAATGAAATGAGACACCCAGAACATGATATGTTTAATGCTGGTATTGCTAGTGCTGATGGTGCTATTAGACGCTTGAGAGAACAATATTATGATTCAATAAAGAAAATGTATGATCAAGAAGATACTAACTAACTTTGAGCAGTGGTTCAATAAGGAATTTGGATGGTTTTTTACAAACGGAAATAAGAAGGCAAAATAATAATCGTATATTTATTCAAAACAATTAAGTATGACAACTAAAGAAGAAATGTACATGAAATGCCTAATGATTGAAGCATTCGTGAAATCAGCAGTAATTAATGGTATGACTGATAATGCAACATTAGTATCAATGGTTGATGGAGCATTTCATCCTGAAACCAGTGATGAAATGGAAGCGTATTCTGAAGCAATCATATACGCTAAGTTTTCAATATTAAATTAATATTAAATCTCCATATAAATTTAATTAAGCCCTCATTTTGAGGGCTTTTTTTATCATATTTATTGGAAATCGATTAAAAGTATGAAACAGTTCCTTAGTGTACTGTTCCTATTAACCATTTTTTTTTATCCAAAAGCACAAACACTCGATACAGTAGAATACCATTCGACTAATGTTATATACCAAGTAACAAATATCCCTGGTAACACCTACACCTGGACAGTTGCCACACCCGGCACAATAACAAATGGTCAAGGAACAAACCAAATAACAGTAAATTGGAACTCAGCAGGTCCTGGATATATCCCAAATGCTGTATCTGTATATGCAACCAATCAATTTGGCTGTATTAGCCCTACAGTATTACTGAATTTATTTATACCAGTTCCTCCTTCATCTATCTTTTATCCAAATGCTTTTACACCTAATGGTGATGGAATTAATGATGGGTGGTCACCAATTCCATTTAATATAATTAAAATAAGATGGGAAATATATAATCGATGGGGTGAAAGAGTATATCAATGCTACGATATAGGAAAAAAATGGAATGGAATATATAAAGGAGCACCACAGGGAACATTTAATTTTGTTTATATTTGTTGGTGGCGTGGTATTGATGGAAAAACAGGATTTGATAAAGGAAATTTAATATTAATACGATGAAACCATTATTAAAAAAGTATGCTATAAGAGCTATTATATTAATATTGCTCTTTTTATTAGCAATGATATTTAATGGGTGTAATAGATACTATTCACCTGAAAGATATGCTAATCCTAGACATAAGTTTAGAGCTTAAATGAAAAAAACCATAGTTACAATATTATTATTACTAGTTTCAATTTTGAGTTATTCACAATGTGGTAACTTAGATTTTGAGACAGGTAATTTTACTGGATGGTATGGTAAATTGGGTACTTGTTGTCCTATTGCTTTACCAACAAATGGTTTTGGTAATACAAGACAAACCATAATGACTCAAGGTATTGATCCCCATTCATGTGGTGGATTAAGAACAGTATATGCAGGAACATACTCAGCAAGATTAGGTAATGATAGAGTAGGAGCACAAGCAGAAGGATTATATTATCAATTCACTGTAACACCATCTACAACAATTATCAGATATGCTTACGCTGTAGTATTTCAGGATCCAGGACACTCCCCATCAGATCAACCCCGATTTCAATCACGCGTTAGATTAGCGAATGGTTCTGTAATACCATGTACTGATTATACAGTAACAGCAGCATCTAATTTACCTGGATTTCAGTATTGTCCACCACCACCACCTGATACATCAAATGTTGCTTGGAGAGACTGGACTGAAGTTGCTTTAGATTTATCTGCTTATGTAGGACAAACAGTAACACTTGAATTTGAAACGGGTGATTGTAAATTAAGAGGTCACTATGGATATGCCTATATAGATGCTGTTCAATGTGGACAAGTAGATACTCATGTAACATATTGTGAAAATGATACTACATTAACAATAAATGGAATGGGTGGGTTTGCTAGTTATCTTTGGGAAACTGGAGATACAACTCAAAATATAACTGTTAATCCACAACTATATGACACAATAACATGTCAAGTAACTACATTTTTAGGATGTCAACTAACATTATATTACATATTAGATATGGCTCCTGGTCATCCCAATTTTATTTGGGGTACTGATTGTAATGGGTTAACTCAACTTACAAATACAAGTAATGCTAGTTATTCGCCAATAAATTATTTATGGACATTTCCTAATGGCACAACATCTACATTACAGAACCCAACTATAACATTAGCACCTGGTACCTATAATGTGACATTACAAATATCATCTAATTTAGGATGTGGTAGAGATACAACTATTCAAATAACAGTACCACAATTACCTAACCCTAGATTTACAGCTCCAAACGTCTGCTTGGGAAATCCAACTCAGTTTAGTAACTTATCAGCACAAGGTAATATACTGTATAATTGGAATTTTGGTGATAATAATACGTCTACTATATTTTCACCTTCTCATACCTATTTATCAGTAGGAACATATAATGTAACTTTAACTGCTACAAGCGGACCATGTACCTCTTCAACTCAAGGACAAGTAACAATATATCCATTACCAACAATAACCCCAATTATACATAACTAAACCATTACAATTATGAGAATAATATTTACTTTAATATTTGTTTTATTAAGTTTCTTTTTAAATGCAAAGAACACCACAGTTAATACTTTATCTCAACTACAAACTACATTCTCCGCCGCCGTTGCTAATGATACTATAACAATAACAAATGGTACTTATAATTGGGGGCAAATAAACTTAGTAAACACAAGAACTACTTCTACTAGTGCATGGATTGTAGTGAAAGCACAAACACCACTTGGAGTTACTTTTACTGGCTCAACATATTTGGGATTTTCAGGTAAAAGAATATTAATTACTGGCTTTAGATTTGCTAATGGTAATTCAGGCACAAATGCGGTAATTGCTTTTAGATCATCTTCATCTGTGCTAGCTGACTATTGTAGAGTTAGTAATATAAGAATAGACAATTATAACACACCAGACAGTGCAATTGAAAATGAATGGGTAGCTATATATGGAATACGAAATAGATTAGACCATTGTTCATTTATTAATAAATCAAATGCTAGAGCAACAGTAGTTGTTTGGTACAGCACAGCAACCTTCCCTGCAAAATCAACTTCAACCTATCATATAATTGATTCAAATGCTTTCGTTCATAGAAGCTATATGGGTGGAAATGGTGGTGAGAGTCTTCGTGTTGGGGTGGGAAATAATTCCAGAACTGATGGATATAATATAATTGAATATAATTTATTTGAAGATTGTATTCAAACTGAACCAGAAATTGTATCAAATAAATCTGCTCGTAACATATATCGTTACAATACCTTTCATAATTGTAATGGTGGATTAACATTAAGAATGGGTAAATACTCTACAGTTTATTCTAATTTTTTTATAAACAATGATCCAACAAAAACAGGTTCTTATGGTATAAGAATTATTGATAAGGGACACACTGTGTTTAATAATTATTGTGAAGGATTATTAGGTACAAGTAACTCTACAAGTTCAATGAGATGTCCAATAGTAATTTATAATGGTTCATTTGCTACAGCTGATAGTCTAAATCCACTTATTTTGAATGGAGCATATCTACCAGCAGATAGTGCAGTTGTTATATTTAATACAATTGTAAATTGTCCAGGTGGACCAGGTATTAGAATAGGACATACTGATAATGGAGCTGCAACTAATCAACCAAAAGGACTAAAGATATCAAATAATCTAATTAAAATGAGTAGTGGTCAAGCCGCATATAAAGATTCTAAAAATACTACTCTTACTTATACAGCAGAAGGAAATAGGTATAGTGCTCCAAATGGTTTAGGACTAACTAGTATTACTGGTTTTACTAACACAACATTATCTTTTAGTAATAGAGCAAATGGTATACTAACAGCACCTGTTATAATTAGAGATGCTTCTGTTAATACATCTAAGTATACTAGTACTTTATTAGGTCTAGATATACAAGGACAAACACGATCTTCTATTTATGATGTTGGATGTGATGAAATAAATGGTAGTGGATTAGTAAAAGCAATACCAGTAGATACTACAAAAGTTGGAGCTTCATCAAGCACAATAACATACGCAAAATCAACTTCAACTGTAGTGATTATAGAACCTGTTTTTCAATATGATATAGCTAAAAAAGCCATTCGTATAGATTCTAAACTAGCAGGAGAAATAATGATCACAAATGTATTAGGAAATATTAGATTTATAGCAAAATATAATGCGGGTGGTCAATGGATAAATTTAAATACATTACCAAGTGGATATTATTTTGCAAAAACATACAATAATATAATCACCTTTTTTATTAATTAAAAAGAAAACATGAAAAAACTCGTTTTATTATTAACACTGTTATTTACAGTAGCATTCGCTAATGCTAGGAAATTTTATTTTAGTTCTTCAACTGGCAACGACAGTTACACTACAACACAAGCACAAAACCAAGCTACACCTTGGGCAACATTAAGGAAATTAACACAACTTACTACTAACACAAATGGCACAACTGTATTTAGAGCAGGCGATTCCATTTGCTTTAAACGTGGCGATGTATTCGCTAATGGTATGGCAAATGGGTATTGTTCAGCTTATTGGTGGAATGTACAAGGTGATGCTTATTTCACAGCACCAAGTGGCACACCAGGTAATCCAATAGTAATTACTAATTATGGTGATCCAACTTTACCATTACCAAACTGGCTATATCCGACAGCTACCTATCCTGTATCGACTTGGAATAGTAGAGAAGGTAGAGCAATAATTGAATTTAGTGGGGTACATGATATTGTTGTAGATGGTATTCAATCAAATGACTACAGAGTACCTGAATGGGATAAAGCAAATCCTGGGTATACAGGTGGTTGGATATTAGGAGAACCTACACGCTCACCCGCTTATGGTCAAGCAGGTTGTGTTTCAGATACTAATTTAAGAAAACAATTCGTAAGAAGGTTTACACTCAAGAATTGTGTATTCAATAATTGTATGTACGGTATTCAAGATTGTGCAATGTGGGATAGTAAAATAACTAATTGCACATTTACAAACTTTAAGTCATCAGCGGATACAGCCGGTACACACGACATAATGGCAGGTTCATTAGATGGATTATGTGGATTTAATCTTGAAATTAGTCATAACCTTATCAAAGGAGCTTGGGGTAAATCAGGTAGGATTGGTTCATGTAGCGGTCTTGGAGGTGTAGCATTAGATATATTTTGTTTACAAGATTCAAGAGTATGTTACAACACGGTAATAGATTGTGATGGTTTTATTGAAATAGGTAACCTAGACCACAACGATACATTAAGCGGAGCTCAAAGAGATACATTCGCTTTTAATAAAATAATTAATTGTGGGCAATTTGCATACATTCACGGCTCAGTAGGAGACCCATTCGCAGGTAACAATCATCATTTAGCATTTTGGAATAATGTATGTATATCAAATAACAAAGATAGATTTATAGGTTGGGGATTCGGCAAAGATGTTTACGGAGATGGACAAGGATTTGGACCAGGTACACGTCAACCGTGGTGGTTTTTAAGAAATCCATTTAATACGTTAAATGTTGATCCAATGAGACCAATTGTAAGTACTACACAAGGTTCAAATATTATTACTGTTAGCACAAATGCAGGAATATCAATTGGATCAGTTTGGTTTACTGATGATGATAATTTAGCGAGTAACGATTATAAAACTGTCACAGTTACAAATATCAATGGTAATATAATCACATTAAGTGATGCATCTACAAGAACCGTATCAGGATATACTAATGGTAAATTTTATCTTCCTGTATCCGATCAATCATGGAGTAATCCTGATAATGGTGCTTGGAATAATTATGGTGGTACAAGATTTACAGTACAGTATGCGGGAGATGCTTATGTTCATGGCAATCAATATGATACTCTATTTGATATGAGAAATAATATCTTTTATTGGACTACTGGTATACAAGGTTTATATGACAGAAATAGATTCAAAAGAAACAATAATATATATATGCCAATTGGTGGATGTAGATATCCATCAGCATTAGGAGGTACTTTAAATTCAAATGAAAGAATAATTTCATCAAAAATATTTGCTGACACAACAGCAATATATCCTGAAAATTGGGACTTACACCCAGTAGATACAAGCTATGCTTATAGAGGAGGAACTCCAATCTCAGGATTTACTTATGATTTTGAAGGACATCCTATTACTACTCCGTTTATAGGATTATATACTAAATTAGGTACTGTTAGTATTGATTCATGTATATTTGCTTATGGTCAGTGGTCAGCATGTAATGGTTCATATCAAACTAGACCATATACTTCTAGCCCTGCTAGCTGTATTGGTAATCCTCCATTAGATAGTATTCAAAGAACATGTAATACTGGAATTGTAATTACTTACTTTTATTACAGTCCAGATAGAAAAAGTATATTTATTAATTGTAATACACCCGGTACTATGATTATAACTAATGTATTAGCTAATATTGTTAGAAGATATAATTATGTAGCAGGTGGTCAGTGGATTAATGTTAAACAATTACCTACTGGAACATATTTTGCAGTAACATATAATCAGAGTATAACATTTATAAGATAGTTTTTTATTTTTAAACCAAACCAATTCAATTATGAAAGCAAATTGGAAAACAACCGTAGGTGGTATTTTAGCCGCTGTAGGTAGCTACTTAGTAAACTCTCAAACAGGAGTATTAAACTTAGTAGGACAAGTATGTCAGGCAGTTGGATTATTCTTCTTAGGATACTCTGCTCAGGATGCTAAAAAAGCAGCCTAATCAGGACATTAAAAAAATCAGAATAGGGCTCGAGAAATCGAGCCCTTTTTGATATTTATTGCCGACCATGAATTAACAAGTATGAAGAAGCTATTGCTGACTTTCTTATTCTTTATACCTTTTTGTCTCAGTTCATCCCGCATTATCAAAAGACCAAGTTTCGAAAGAGTCTATTTACGTGTTTTTAAATTGGAAAAAAAGCTAGAACTTTGGACTAGCGATTCGGACACTGGTTCTTTTGTATTATACAAAACGTATAATATTTGTATGTTGAGCGGAAAATTAGGACCCAAAAGGAAAGAAGGTGATCTCCAAGTACCAGAAGGGTATTATGAAATAGTTGACTTTAACTATCACAGCAAGTACGTATTAAGTTTAGGAATAAATTATCCTAACGAATCAGATAAAATACTTAGTAAATATTCTAAATTAGGAGGAAATATATACATTCATGGTAATTGTGTATCTGTAGGATGTATAGCTATGGGAAATGAAAATATAAAAGAAATATTTTCTATATGTGAAATAGCTAAAAGTAAAGGACAACATATACCAGTTCACATATATCCTATTAATTATAATAATACACCTATATTAAGTGTAATTAAAAATGAAGATTTAAAATTTGAATATAATTTGAAGGAAGGGTTTGATTTATTTGAAAAAAATAAGTATTTACCTTTTGTTAGGATAGATAGTATAGGACAATATTTATATTCGCAATAACCATTGTATGAAAAAATTATTAGTATACCTAGTGTTATGGGCCATCTCCATAAGCGCTAATGCCCAATGTATTGATATATATGGGAGGGAAGCTGATTGTCCCACAGAAAATGACTCATTAGTAGTATACAATAGTGCATTAAAGGTTTACGATTTCTACGAAAAAAATCCCGATTACGTTAAATTAAAATCTGTTAGATTAAAAACTAGACAGGATGTAATTAACTGTTTTTATTCATTACAAGAAGCTGTTGATAGTTTCCAAATAAGATGGCAGTTAAGAGAACGTGTACTAAAAGGAGAAGATATTCCTAGTGTTTTACTTCCAAGAGATGGTAAAAATATTCCAATAGACCAATACTACCAATACATTGATATGTACAGGTTTTATCAGCGTGAATTAGAAAGTGGGATATTAAATGTTAATTCTCCATTTCCTATTTACGATATAAGAATAGCTCCTCTAGTAGTTAATTCATATGAAAACAGATATAGTAGTGATGGATATAATGGAGACTTTGTGAACGTAGCTTTATATATCCCTGTTGTTGTTAAACCATATAGATTACTTACTGACTCAGAAAAAGTAGTTAGAGAAAAAATATTAAAAGGTGTTGTACCAAACAAAGTAATTCCAAAAACTAAAAAGGTAGTTACACCAACACCACCTTCAAAAGAGGTAGTTAAAAAATTAATAAAAGATACTACTTTATTAGCTAGTGCAAATATAGATTTTGTATTACCTCCAATTGGTCAAACAGTAATAATAAATAAAAAACCAAAACCAATACCTTGGGGTGCAACTCCAATTTACTATCAACACCCTACAGGCTCTGGTTGGTTAATGGGTTGGATGGTAGGTCGTAAGTTTAGAAAATTTTTACCTGAAGATGAATTTTATTCGTCGCTTCCAAAATGGATGGTTGATTTTTTAAATAATGATATTGAATTAGAAAAATATCTAAGAATAAAATGGGGTGGTTATTATGATGGAATTTATGAATAAACTATTAAAAACTAAAATATGAAACAATTATTTAATTTATTAATTTTATCTATCTTTACAATAGGTGGAGTTAATGCTCAATCATTAAGGACTAAAAATTTAGGTCCAAAAGTAAATTCAATACACCATGAAATTAGACCTATAGTGTCTGAAGATGGTGGTGTATTATTTTTTACTGTAGAAGGTAATCCAAAAAACAGAAAAGGACAAGACATCTGGATGTCAATAAGAACAGACAGTGGATGGAGAGAAGCTGAAAGATTACCTGACTACATTAATAGCCAAAAATATAATGGTGTATATTGGTGCTCACCAGATGGTAGAAGATTATTATTACGTGGTACATACCAAGACAATACTCGTGGCTTTTCTATGACTGAAAGAAGAGATGGTAGATGGGTAATACCAAGTCCAATAACTGTAAAAGATTATAGCAATATGTCTCGTGGTATATATACTGGTGCTACTTTATCACCTGATGAAAAAACATTAATAATGTATTTCTCAGATGAAACAAATAGTGATATAAATGATTTATGGATTAGTAAATTAGATTCAACCACAGGTGAATACTCAACTCCAGTTAAATTAAATATTAGTAGAGAAGATGATGATGAAATTAGTCCATATATTTCACCTGATAATAAAACATTATTCTTCGCTTCAGATAGAAGAGGTGGATTTGGTAGCTTTGATATTTGGATGACTAAAAGATTAGATTCAACATGGATGAATTGGTCTGATCCTGTAAATATAGGAGCTCCATTTAACACTAGAGGTTGGGATGCTTATTTCTCAATTGGTGATAATGGATTGATTGGTTATTCATCATCAAATCGTAAACACAGTTTACCAAGTGATTGTGGTGGTGCTGATATTGTGAGTGATACTTTAGCTGATTGGTTACAACCAGAAAAACCAGTTGAACCAATTCATGATACTGTTTATATCTACATTCACGATACAACTACTATTACTATTCCTTGTAATTCATTAGATACAATGAATAATGAGCAGTTAAAAGAAAAATTAAAGCATGGCAGAATATTATTTGATTTTGGTAGATCAGATTTAAGAAGCGATGCTTATACTACATTAGATATAGTAGCTGAATTGATGAAGAGAAATCCTAATATGACTATAGAAGTAGGTGGCAACACAGACGCAATAGGTGTTAGTATTAGAAACCAGAAACAATCAGATGAACGTGCTCAATCAGCTAAGAGTTACTTAATATCTAAAGGTATAAGTAATAATAGAATAGCTGCTAAAGGATATTCAAACACTAGACCAGTGGCAAATAATAAAACAGACGAGGGTCGTCAGTTGAATAGACGTGTTGATATAATAGTGATAAGTGAATAAAGTAGCTTTTGGAGGGCAAAATCTAGATTGTATCTTCATCGTGTTAAAAAATTAAAACCAAAAACAATAAGTTATGTCACAAGAATTAAACACGAATGCAGTAATGAGTAATAATAATTACTCACTTGATCAGATTAGAATGATGGCCCCATCAGTATTCACTACTGAAAAAGCCGCTCACTTAACAGACAAATACATCCAAACACCAACATCACGTGTGGTTGAGGATTTGATGGCTCTAGGTTGGCAAGTAACTAAAGCACAAGAAGTTAAGTCGCGTAAATATAAAGGGTTCCAAAAACACATTGTCGTATTTAGACACCCAGACATTCAAATTAAGGGTAAAAATGGTGATGATGCGTTTCCACAGATCCTATTAACAAATAGCCATGATGGTAAAGCGGCATTTAACTTTAGAGTAGGTATATTTCGTCTTGTATGTAGTAATGGATTGGTTGTTAGTGATGCTGATTTTAATAATGTGAGCATCCGCCATATGAATTACACATTCGAATCATTACAAGCGAAAGTAAATGAGGTAATTGAGAAGTTACCTGGATTGGTACAGAAGATTAATCTGTTTAAATCAACCAAGTTAACTGAAGATCAAATGACTGAGTTTGCTTATAAAGCAGCTACACTCAGAACCAAAGCTAGAGTTAATGCAATGGAATTGCTTGAAGCAACTCGTAATGAAGACCAAGGTAATGATTTGTGGGCTGTATTTAACAGAGTACAAGAGAAAATACTTGGTGGTTCATTCAGAAGCGGTAAGCGTAAATCACGTTCAGTAACATCGTTCCAAAAGGACATTGAGATTAATGAGCAACTGTTTGAATTAGCTGGTTCATATTTAGGATAAATAAATTGGGGGAGGCAACTCCCCCTTCTTATATTTACGGTTATGGAACAAATATACAAGTGCCCTAAATGCGGCGAAAAAGAAAATTTACATTTTAATTACGATCTAACCCAACAACACAGACCAGTACTAGATGTCCTGTGTAATATGTGTGGAGAATTTTTTGATGGTAACATGCCTGTAGCTGAGTTAATAGTTAAAAATAAGATAAAGAAACTAACTGAAGAAGAATGGGTAGCATTAAATAATACTGTACCACCAAAACAAGAATATCCTGAATTAGAAGGAACACTAGCTATTTGTAACGAAATTATTAATAAAGGAGAAATGAATAAAGGAAAATTATTTAAAACAGGATGGGATAATTGGTTATTAAAAGTAAATGGCGTATCATATCCAATTCATGAGCAACATTCTTTTTGGTTAACAATATGGGGTGAAGAAGGGATGGAATTAAACTTTGAAAGGCAAGGTAGTGAAGTTATCTTAAAGGCAAACGGACCAGATACACACGAATACACTCAAGATTAAGTTATGATAACAAATGAAAATCTTAGTATTACACCACCAAATGTGATTTTGGATTGTGGAAACGCTCAAATAGTTTTTGATAAACAGGAGATACAGTTAGATGATATTCTTGATGTTTATATTAAACTTAAAAATTATTTAAACACATTTGATAGTGTGTATGTATAAATAACTAAAACAAAGTTATGAAGAAAAATAAAGACGATATCATTGTTGAAACGATGATTAATAAAATGTTTGAACTAGCAGGTCATCAGGTAACATATAACGACATTATAGGTCGAACTGATAATTGGTATCAGCAATGGACTATGACTGAAGCTCAAAACAAAGAGTGGAGAGATTGGGGTATAAAATACCTTAAAAAACAGAAAGGTTTATATAAGCATTACGCTGAAAGACAAATGGCTATGTTTGATTTAATGTATGGATTAAAATTAGAACAACAATTAGAAACAAATAAAACAATATAACAATGGCAAGAGCTAAAAAAACAATCGTACAGGAATTTAAGGAATTGATTGATGCAACTCCTAAAGCAAAAACATTAACTGAAACTCAGTTTAAAACACTTGAAAAAATCTATGAAAAATTGTCAGATGTAAGACGTGGTTTGGGTGGATTAGAAGGTGAAGAAAATGTTAGTACAATTATGTTTAAAGTAGGATCAGTATTTAATAATGCTGATTGGTGTGAAGATGAAATAAGAGATATTATTAATTCATTTGATGAAGATGAATGTGATAATTGTGATGACAATTTTTAAGGCAAAACAATAATCGTACATTCACGTTATGAAAATATTTAAAGGTAAAAAACGTAAATACATTCACACTAGAGATATTCATTTAAAGGATATTCGCGCTATATTTTTTCCAAAGAATTTCCATGAAAAGTATCAATACTTAGGTTCAATACCTTGGAATGAAGATGGAGATATATTTAAAGCAATGGAACCGCTAGTAATCTTCATGGACTATAAAGCCAAACCTAAATGGTGTCCAAGGTGGTTTCTTAGATTTTTACAGCTATTTGGAAATGATAATTCAATTGTAAGAGTTAGGAATAGACGTTTAAGTAATTTAAAACGCAAACTAACTAAAGGTATCCAACTCACTGATTACAAAACCAAGTGGTATGACTACGATTTGAGAATATCAATTAGTGGTACTGATCAAATGATAGATTTGTCTGATGCTATTGAATGGAAGTACTTTAATAAAGGACGTAGACAATCACTAGCAGAACAAATCAAAGAATTAGACCCAAACACTAAGTATCATGCTGGATACGATACTGATTCATTAAAAGAAGAATTAAATAGATTAGAAGATGGAACAGGAGAGACTGATAGTTAAATTTAATGGTGGTAGAGGAGCTATTCTCTGCTCAGGATGTAGAAGAATTATTAAGGAAGGATCTGAGTTTACTCCTGAAGAAACACAATACATTAGAGGAGAGATAGACTACCTACCAATACAATTTTGTGAACAATGTAAATTAAAACAAGATGATGACATCAATGGATAAAGCACAAGCGCTTTATACTCGAGCATATAGTAGATGGTGTTTTGAATTATCACACGAGAAGAATTATATAACTGCTAAAGATATTGCTATCAATATTTGTAATGAAGTGTTGGGAGATATGGGAGCAGATAGAGGATATGAGTTTTGGACTGAAGTAAAAAATATTCTTAATCAATCTAATCATCAGGAATTATATAAAAGATAAGTTATGGCTAGGTCGTATATTCAATTCAAATAAATAAGTTATGAAGATATTAGTAATACATCCAAAAGACAACACAACGGATTTTTTAATTCCGATTTACATGAATTTAAAATCATTTCCTGATTTTGATGATGTAACAATCATTAGAGGTGGAAGTAAAGAGGAAGTTGATGAACAAATTCAATTACACGATCGTATTATGATGATGGGTCACGGTTCACCACAAGGATTATTCGCTGTAGGGCAATTTGGAATGCAAGGAATGATTATTGGTCATTCTACAGTTCCATTATTAGAAAATAAAGAATGTATATTCATTTGGTGTAACGCAGATAAATTTGTTGAAAGATATAATTTAAAAGGTTTATACAGTGGAATGTTTATATCAGAGGTAAGTGAAGCATATGGATGTGGACTACCAGGCACACCACAAGAAGTGGTTGATGAATCGAATGATTTCTTCGCTGCTGAATTTGGATTAGTATCAGATAAACCACTAACTGAAATATATAATACAGTAAAATACAACTACAATATACTAGCTGAAAATAATCCAATAGCAGAGTATAACTCAGAGCGTTTATATTTAAACTCGTAATCAAAAACCAAAAACATAAATGGCAATCCAAACCAAGGACGACGCACAATCTAAAGCAGACAAACGAATAGATAGAAACCTATTCAAACCGGCAAAACCAAAGAAGTATATTCCATTAATAGAAAGAAAGTTTAGTGATTTAGTGTCATTAGAAGATCAATTGAAATGGGTTGAATTGAAGAAAAAACAAAAAGATAAAGAAATATGATTACCATTATACTAGCAGGAGTACTTGGATTAACAATTCTATTCCTATTGATAGCTCATCTTCATATTCATAAATTACAACAACAAGTTAATTTATTAGATAAAGAACAACATGTTCAAAATAAGGAAATAATGGAGTTAATGAAAAATAATATGCAGCATGGAGAAATGCTTCTTCAACACATTGAAATACTTAAATACTTGGTTGAGCAAGACCCCAAACTAAATTCAAGTAAACTATACTTCACAGGACCTGTAGGAGAGGCATAGTACGTTATATTTATGATTAAAAATTAAAAAACATGTCAGCACAAACAGAAATGAAAGTAATTAGCGTCTTATTAGACGAAGCAATGAATGAAGGTTTAGAAGTAGAGGTTATCTATTCTGCTTTGAAATATATGAGAGAAGAAGAAACAATGACTCCATCTCAAGCATTTCAAGAAGCAATGAATGAATGGATAAAATAACGATTTTGATTTTTGGTTATAATAGATGGGTAAGGCAAAATGCTTTACCTATCTTTATTTCAAATAAAAAGTTATGAACAAAGAATTTATCCCTTACAAACAAGCATTAGAACTTAAAGAACTTGGGTTTGATGAACCTTGTTTAGCATTTTACGATGGTAAAGAAACTAACCAAGTCTATTATAATAGTATAAGAAATGGGTCGGCTGATTATGAACCATTTAAAAATAACGAAAGGCTTAAATGGTTTGGAGCACCCCTATACCAACAAGCATTTAGATGGTTTAGAGAGAAGTATAACATCCTTGCAACAGTATACTCTAATGCATCAGGTTATCTGTATGAATGGAGTGACAATGTAGGTGGTACTAATAGAGGTTGGTCTGATTATGAAGGACCAAATGATAGTGGTGTATGGGATACCTACGAAGAAGCAGAACTTGCTTGTTTAAATAGGTTGATTGAAATAGTAAAGGCAAAATAATAATCGTACATTCACGTTAACCAAAAATAAATAAGTTATGAAAAAAAGAGGCAGACCACCATTAAACAACGTTACACACGTTCCTTCATTAATCGATTTCGGACAAATCACAATGCTCAATCAGTTAAACATTGACCAACGAATGTTGGAATCAATGGAAACAGAAAGCGAAGTAATTAATCAACTATTCAGTGAGGAAGGAGGCATTCCATGTGCATCAAATTACATGATGATTGGAGATCCTGGTGTAGGTAAAACTACAGTATTACTTGATGTAGTTGCTATGGTTCAGAACTATAATCTACAACGCAAATGTTTGTTCATTAGTGGTGAGATGGGACGTAAGCAAATGTTCAAATACACAGAGCGTTTCCCGCAGTTCGGATTTATTAAAACACTATTCATGGCTGATTATCTTGAATACAACACTAAAGATGTGTTTGAGCAAATATTAGCACAAGGATGGGATTTGATTCTAATTGATAGTGCTGCTGAAATTATTGATGGTGTTAGAGATGATAATAACTGGGATAGAAAAACTGCTGAAGCATGGTTTGTTGACATATGCATCAAGCATAATAAGGGTGAGAATAGAGAAAGAAAATATACATCGTTTTTAGCTATTCAGCAAGTGACTAAACAAGGCGAATTCGTAGGTAGCAACAAACTAAAACACCTTTTTGATGCAATGGGAGAGATGCGTCGTGAGTCTGATCGTAACGGAGGAGGTACATACATTACATTTACTAAGAATAGAAACGGAAATGTAGGTATTAAGTTTAGTTACCAATTAGAGAATGGAAACATATCTTATGGTGTAATGAATGAAGAAGTAGATGCTTAGGCACTACTTCTTTTGTACATTCACATCACACAAATAATTAGTTATGACACAAGAACAAATAGAACAACGCATTAGAGATTTATTAACAGCAGAAGGTGATATATCAATTGGTTATATAGACGGATACATTGATTGTATATTATCTTATAGTTCATTTGAAGATTATAATGGTATAACAGATGAAGCTATTCTCAATGATTGGTCTGAATGGATGGATGAAGATGGGGAGTGGAAGGCAAAATAACAAGCGTATATTCACATTATAAAGTTAGGTGGCGAAATAGAGCAGACGCACCGTGCCGAAAGCCCCCGCAATAAAGAACGGCAATACGGAGAGAGCATTGGGCGACTTTCATACAGGTTCAAGTCCTGTCCTAACTACAAAAATAAACGTTATGCAAAGTATTTACAAATCACCACTAGGACTCTCAGTTGAAAAGTATGATTGGGATAAGAACTTCACCATTACAGGTAAGTTACTCAAATCAATGACAATGAAGGAATTTGATGGCGCTTACGAAGTAGAAGATTTTATACAAGCAAAAATCAACTGCAAAGGAATAGAATTTGATAGTGAATATTGTCAGTTTTTTGCATATGCAAAGACTAAAACACGTGCACTTAGTTTTGTTAAGGAAATAGAAGATTATTTCGTTAGGGTAAGAGAGATGTTGACGGCAAAATAAAAATCGTACATTCACGTTATACAAATAATTAAAAACCAAAAACAAATCGTTATGACAAAGCAATCAACAATCGAGTTATTAGAAAAACAATTACCTGGATTTTATTCAGTAGAACAAGTTATTAAACTAATTAATGACATTGAAGAATCAGATTCATTTGAAATTACAGATGAAATGGTTAATTCATTAAGTAGTAATATTTCTGAAGCGCTTGAAAATGAAGGAACAGATCTTATTGATGATTATGATTTGAGTATGAATTATAAAGAAGTTGAATTAGATAGTATTAGTCTTAATGAAGGTAGAATTAGAGCAGCAGTTAAAGATGCTATTGAAGAATATATTGATTACAATAAAGCAGATGCCTAACGGCACTGCTTCCTACGTATATTCACTTTATAAATAAAAGATTATGAAAAAAATAATCACAACAGCCGCTATAATGTTTTATATTGTAAGTGGTAAGGCACAAACAAGAAATTACATTGAAAAGGATACAATTGAAATATTAACCTACGATTCATTAGGAAATGAATATCACTACAATCCACCCCATTATCTTATTAGGCGAGTTGAAGTAGGAGATCCAGCATACTGGAAACGCAAACACAAACGTGATAGGAGATGGAGTAGAATTAGTTTAGGTTTGTTCGTTATAGGAACAACAACAATATTTTTAATAACCAAAATAAAATAATATGGCTGAATTTAGTAAACAATTTTGTGAAACACACGACATGGGTTTTGATGGTGACTTTGATGTATATGAAGAATGGTCTAAATTAACACCTGGCTACGCAGTAGCTTATATATGTGAAGGATTTGGTTTTAGTATGATTGGTAAGAAAGAACATAGTGATGATGTGATTGTGTATATGAATGATTATAATAATCCTGAGAATAGTAAATGGGTTAATTTTGATGATTTAGTTTTGAAGGCAAAATCAGAAGCGTAAATTAATGTTATAAAATTAAAAATATGAAAATAGAATTCGTTAAAGAAACAAAAGCAGATGGTGATATATTATATTACACTAATGTTGATGGGAAATTTGCTGATAAAAGTTTATCATTTAGTATAGATAAAGCAAAAACAATATATAATAATATTGTAAATAATAAGGGTAAATATACTAGTACCGAAATACTCGAGTCAGTTGAAGTGGCAGAGTAATATTTATATATTCACATTAACCAAAAATTAATAAACATGGGAACAGTAATTGACTACATCGAATGTCCAAACTGCGGACACGAAGCTTACAGCGATTTTTACTACAAAACAGGTGAACAATACGTTAACTGTCAGAATTGCGGTTACCACTACTCAGCCACATATAAAACGGATGGTAATGGTGAATATGTTACTAAAGACGGAACTGATAACTACACATTTGATAATCTGATAATGGAGACAAATGAATTAAAGAACCCATACGGTGCCTATCGACTCAAGTATCATGATTCAGTTGGATATGAATGTGGTTCATTAGAAAATGAACAGAATTGTGTAGAGTTATTAGCAGAAGTAAGAGAACTGAATAATGTAGAATACTTTGGTATTAATCGTTTCGTTAATGGTGAAATAGTAACTATGGATGTTATTGATAATGGACCAAAAGTAGACGGAGCAGGATTTAGTGTAGAAGATAGAGTGGCAGAATAGCAGTCGTATATTCACATCACAAAACAATACGTATATACTAAATTAAATATTATGGCAATTTACGGAGACGGTAAACACAACGAAAATATGGAATACACACCTAATACAAGCGAATCAGAAATGATATTTTGGAAAGATGGCGATTACGATGCAGAAGGTGGTTATTTCGTTAGAAGCGAACTAAAAACATTCATTAATAAACTAATTGAAGCAGGACACAAACCAGTAGGCATTAAGATTGATTTAGATTCGTTCAATATAGAAGTATTTGTAGAAATGTAAGTTGGCAAAGTAATAAGCGTATATTCATTCAAACCAAAAATAAACAGTTATGAATAGTATTGACCAATTAAGAGAATTATTAGAACAAGCATCCGCTATTTGCGAAGACAATCTGTATAAGGCAGAAAATATCGATTTACATTCAATGATGGAGACATTAGACGAATTTATTGATGAATTAAATGCAGCAGAAAACTTTGAAGTGTATAATGATGAAGTAGATGATTATGAGTAAGGCAAAGTAATAAGCGTATATTCATGTTAACCAAATAAATAATCATGGACCAATCAAAAGTACAACAAGTAATCGAAACGCTACGTGAAATAGAAGTAGACGGCGAAACAATGCAACACATATTGGAAGAGGTAGATATGGAGTGGCAAATGTTAAGACAACTAATGTTATCAATGCCTATCGAACAAATTAAATATCTAATGGAAGAACGAGAAGATTTGTTCGGCAAGGGATTTTAACTAAATTCACATTAACCAAAAAATAAACACAATGGTATCAGCAGGTCAAATTCTAAAAGCAGTTATTAACAGCGAACACGGTTGGGCTGTAGCAGAACAATTCGAAGATACGTTCAATGGCGAATCATTTGAAGAACAAAACATGAACGCATTGGGTTATATCAAAAATTGTTTGAAATATGATGTGATAAATAGTGGTGTGTTTAATGATGAAGCGATGGAGGAAATAAATGAATACTACGATAAATTAGTAAAGTACTTAGAAGAGGCAGGACAGTAGTCGTAGATTTATGTTAACCAAAAAATAATAAAGTTATGAGATTAAAAATGAGCGATTACGAAGCAATGAGCACCGAAGATTTGCGTGCAATGAACAAAATGATTGTTGAAATAATTAGAGGTAGACAGAGAGATAAAATCGAAGATATCAAGGACCAAATCAGGGTCGGTTCTAAAGTGATAGTAAATCACGCTAGAACGCAAGGTGAAGTGTTTATCATTACAGAAATTAGACGCAAACGCGCTACAGTTAAGAGTCAATATGGTAGTTCACTTAATGTGCCGATTGCGTTAGTATCGCTTTATTCGGCAAAGTAAGGATTGTACATTTATTACGCACGATTGCATGATGCAATATAGTGTATTAAAACCAAAAATTAAAACATGCGTAAAACAGAAAAATCAATCAGAGGTACATCATTTCACGACACAATTATTCATACAACAGTACACACACTGAGAAAAATAATGGGTAAACCATTATACATTAGTAATGATGGTACAGGTAAAACGAATTATCAATGGGTAATGGAGACAAATAATGGTGATGTTTTTTGTGTGTATGATTATAAAGAGTATAAAGTATTGGACGAACACGAAATAATTGAGTTTCATATTGGTGGTCATAATAAAGCCGTGACAGACCAAGCTAAGGATGAATTGTACGAGGCATTAGCGAATAGTTAGTAGTTTTTTTGTACAACATTTTTTTGTCACAATTTTTTACATACATTCACATTAACCAAATAATTTTTTATGCCAAAATTTACAATAACAGAAACAGTACCTTGTGTTCAAATATGGACATATGAAGTAGAAGCCACTAATCAATCCGAAGCATTATTAATGGTTATAAATGGTAAAGTCGAAGCAACAGATACAATCGTGGATGAATATGATTATGACGAAACACAATATGATATAGAGGATAGTGAGTAGTTTTTTTGTGCACAATTTTTTACATAAATTTAATTAACCAAATAATTTTTTATGCCAAACATGAGTTACTGCCGTTTCGAAAACACATACAAAGATTTGTTACAATGCTTAAGCGCTATGAATGATGAATTAAGCGAAGATGAACAAGCATATAAACGCCGTTTAGTTGATGTTTGTAAAGAAATCATTGAAGAATATGAACTGAATAAAATAAGTGATAATGTGTGGGGTGATGATGAATGGGGATTTGATATAGTAGAATTGGAACGTGGCGAAGAAGAACCTGAATATGACGGAGCAGGGTTTAGTGAAGAAGATAGGATAGTGAATGGAGAATATAGGATAATAGATACTCAGAATAATAATAACGACGATATACCATGGGATACTCAGACAAGATAAGAGTTGTATGGCAAGGTTTTTTGTGTAAATTTATTTCAATCAAAACATAATATATGCAATACGTAGCCGGATTAGTAATAGTTTTTTTGTTCGTCGTTTGTATATACGGCCTAATAGATGTAATAATACAAATAAATAAAATGGATTAATATGAATACATTTTGGGTTATATATTATGGGCTAATTTGTATAATAGGACTATATGTTGCGATTAAACAATTAAAAAATAAATAACAATGAATATAGAAATAGTACAATCGATACAAACGGCGGCTAATATAGTTGGATGGTTTTTTTTAGTTGCGTCGTGGATAGTACCGAGTTTTTTTAAGCAAGATAAACATAAGGGACATACGTTAGGAATATCATTTGCTATAACAGCAATTGTGTTTTGTTTATTAGCTCTTGGTATTGGAGTTGGTTTGTGGGCGACGAGATAGTAGTTTTTTTGCGCCTTTACTGCGCTTATATGCGGTTTTTTTGTATAAGGTATAGATTGGTTTATGTATTAAATGGGTGTCAAACGTAAACGCATCTATAATATAGTCCGGTCTATGATATAGACCATATATATGAACCGCCATGTATGTGGAATGATGTGAATGTAGGTGGTATGATTAGTGGTGATGAATTTGTTTTTGCCCTGCCCCACCACGTTTCTTTTTTATAAAGCATTTTTTTAGGCACAACTCATATCATAGATTTAAGTATAAAATTAAAAGTTATGGTGTTACTTTGGTCATCTGTCGACACATGGACATACGACGACACAAATGGTTTAGCAATGCTTGTAGTTTTTTTTGTGGTGTTTTTATTAAGAGACACATCACCATTGTTACGAACTGTCTGGGATATAATGAAATTAATTATATTTGTTATATTAGTAATTACCACAGCAGGACTTGCAATTAAGTGGTTGAAGAAAATATTTTAATGGCAAAGTTTTTTTTGTATATTTACATCAACCAAATAAATAAAAATGAGTAAAAAATTAAAAATAAAACCACAACGCGGCGTCACGTATGAGTGTTATATGGGCTTCACCGACATAACAGACACTAGAGCGCGTCGCGGCAGACGATATGTTTTTTTAGCGGATAGTTTTAGAGATGACTGGTTTATGTTTCCAGCGAGCAATAGGGGGGTGGCGGTGATGGTACCGAAGGAAAAGTTTGCGTCGCACTTCATACCACTAAACCCACTCGACGCACATTATCTACCCAACGATTAGATTATTTTTTGGTTAATATAACGGGATGAGTCAAAGCTAGAGCGCACAAGTTTCGCTCCGCACCGACTCGCCCGTTTTTTTATGCGCGCGCGTAAGAAATCTTAAGCAGCCTACCTCTGATCTCTCCAGGTATTGGTGTTTTACCCGCCCGCAAACTCGCAACATGAATATACGTGAATTATTTTGCCCAACACATTTTTTGCCCGGCACAATTGTGTTTATATATTCACGATATAAAAATTAAAATATGAAAGTAAACGAACGAGATTGGATGATGGGTGAACACAAAATAGGCACCCAGCTTTTTTATACAGACGTTGAGCCAGAATTGGTTGCAACGGTCCCCGGCACCCGTGTTTTACCAGCGGTGTTTTTTTATGAAAAGAGCGTACGGTGTGAGTTACTCAAACGTTGGGAACCAGGCGAATACCGTCTGATGCCCAATGGTGGATTTGAGGTGTGGGTTGAAGATGGTGGACGAAGATATTTTGAGCTGGACCAGGTAATCGTACACCCACTAGTTATTAAGCACCAGAAGTCACTAGATAAGATGAAGCGTAAGGCTGAGAAGGAGCAAGCGAAGCGTGATCGCCAATATAATAAAGCGAAGCGTGAGGCTCAAAAATCAAACGGTACAGGTAAGCGAGGTAGACGTCCACTAGATCCAGCTGAGAAGACTCGTCGTGAGCAGGAAAAGTCCGCGCGCGCGATTAAATCCGGGGGTAAGAGGGGACGTCCGAAGAGTGAGACGGTTTCAACACCCAAGACACCCAAGAGCCCCACGGGCGGTAAGCGTGGGAGACGTCC